TCAGGCATCGTCCCGCTCCTTCCATTCCGGCCACTTTATGCCGCGTTCGCGCATGGCCTGCGCGGCCTGTTCCTCAAGGTGCCAGGGCAGTTCCTCGAAGACGTCCTCGAACATGGTGTGGAACGGGTGGTGCATGCCGTGGCCGAGGATGCCGTTCTTCTCGGCTTCCTTGGTGGCGACCTTGACCTGTTCGACCAGTTCGCGGTCCATCGCTTCCTGCTGCTCCTCTGACCATTCGCCAAGGGCGATCAGGTGCTTCTTGAGGCGCATGATCGGATCGCCCAGCGGCCATTCCTCACGCTCCTGCGCTGAGCGGTAAGCGGATGGATCGTCCGAGGTGGAGTGGCCCTCGGCACGGTACGTGAAGTGTTCGATCAGGGTCGGGCCCTGATTGGCGCGGGCGCGGTTGGCGGCCCACTCCATCGCCGCATAGACCGCCAGCGCATCGTTGCCGTCGACCCGCAGGCCGGCAATGCCGTAGCCGGTCGCGCGCGCAGCAAACGTGGTGCGCTCGGCGCCGGCGAAGCCGGAGAAGCTGGAGATCGCCCACTGGTTGTTGACGACGTGGAGTACGACCGGCGCGTTGTAGACCGCCGCGAAAGTCATGGCCGCGTGGAAATCTCCTTCCGCGCTGGATCCTTCGCCGATGAAAGCCGTCGCTATGCGGGTATCACCCTTGATCGCGCTGGCCATCGCCCAGCCCACGGCCTGCGGGAACTGGGTGGCAAGGTTGCCGGAGATGGAGAAGAACCCGTAATCCTTGGCCGAATACATGATCGGCAACTGGCGCCCCTTCAGGGGGTCGGCCCGGTTCGAGTAAATCTGGTTGACCATGTCCACCAGCGGATAGCCGCGCGAGATCAGGATCCCCTGCTGGCGATAGCTGGGGAACACCATGTCATCGCCGGCCAGCGCCATCGCACAGGCAACCGAAATCGCCTCCTCGCCGGTGCACTTCATGTAGAAGCTGGTCTTGCCCTGCCGCTGGCTGCGATAGAGCCGGTCATCGAAGGCACGGGTCAGCGCCATCGTGCGCAGCATCCGGCGCAGGGTCTCGGGATCGAGGCCGGGATTCCACGCGCCCACCGCATGATCGTCATCGTCCAGCACGCGAACCATGTCGAGGGTGAGCGGCCATGTCTCGCTGGCAGGGCAGGTCTCGTCGGGACGGGCCAGCAAACCGGCGGGGGGCACCGGCAGGTGGGAATAATCGACGACGTCGCCGGGCCGGTATTTCGGCTCGGGAACATAGAGTTCCAGCGGCGGCAGATTGCCGCGCGCGATACCTTTTTCAACGGGGCCTTCGGCCATTATCATGCTCTCCCGCCAGTGTGCGGCCGCGAGAACCTTGAGTATCAAAATTCTACGGTTCGGTCATATTATTTCAAGTTTCGGTAATGTCAATTCACACTGCAACCGGCGCGGCGATATGCGATTGAGGCGCATATCCGGTGACTTCGAAGTCCTCAATTCGATAGTCGAACATCGAATCGGGGCGGCGCAGGATGGCCATATGGGCATCCCCGTAAGGTTCGCGCGCGAGCTGTTCTTCGACCAGCGACGCATGGTTGAGGTACAAGTGGACATCACCGCCTGTCCAAACGGCCTCACCGGGCTCAAGGTTGCATTGCTGCGCGACCATGCGGGTCAGCAGCGCCAGCGACCACATGTTGAACGCAAAACCCAGGCCAAGGTCGCAGCTGCGCTGATAGAGCAGGCACGAAAGCCGGCCTCGCGAAACATGGAACTGATAAGTCTTGTGGCACGGCGGCAGCGCCATCGCGTCCAGTTCGGCGACGTTCCAGCCTTCGATAATGTGGCGGCGGCTGCCCGGATTAGTCTTCAGGCTCTCGACCACCTGAGTGACCTGATTGACCCCCTGCCCGCGCCGGAACAGGCCCTCGCCTGCCGGTTCATAGGTTGGCCAGTCGACCCACTGTTTACCGTAGACCGGGCCAAGATCGCCCCATTGGCGCGCGAACGCCTCATCGGCGACGATTCGCGCGGAGAAATCCTTCCGCTCGATCTGGTCGCCCGTCTCGCGGCGATAGCGGTCCAGCGGCCAGTCGGTCCAGATTTCCACGCCCTGCGCGCAAAGAGCGCGGATATTAGTGTCACCGGTGAGGAACCACAGCATCTCGCGCGTCGCGGTCTTCCAGTAGACACGCTTGGTCGTCAGCAGCGGCATCGCCCCGCCCGATAGGTCGAAACGGATCGTTTCGCCGAACAGCGACCGTGTGCCGATGCCGGTACGGTCGACCCGTTCGTCGCCCTGCGTCCAGATACGGTGCATGAGGTTCAGGTACTGGCGCTCCCAGTGCGGCTCTTCAGTGGCGGCAAGGCTGTCGGCATGGACTATGGTGGTCGTCATGCGCGGAAACTTATCCGCGCGCGGGCGGAAGGGAAAGCCGCTTCTCTCCCGTCGTCCAGAGCTATCTTGCACCGGCCTGAAACGACAAACGGCGCATCTTGCGACGCGCCGTTTGCGAATAAATGGTCGGGGAAAGAGGATTCGAACCTCCGGCCCCTGCCTCCCGAAGACTGACGGCGAATTGAGAATCGCGCATTTCTGCGGTTCTTGCAAGTCGTAAATGGCGGAACATGACGTGAATCGACGTTGGTTGCGGAAACTAAACGGTAACAGCATCATCGCCTCCGATCTGCGGCCTCAAGGGCCTTGTCCATGAAGTCTGGTGAGTGGTGCGCGTAGATGCGCGCCGTCGTCTCAGGGTCTTGTCCGAGCCACCCAGCAATGTCCCACATGGGCACCCCGTTCTGCGCCAGCCAGGTCCCGCGCGTGTGCCGCAGGGTATGCGGTGTCACGTCTTTCAGGCCGGTGCGGACGACAGCAGCCCGGAACCCTTTGTCGATTCGCAGGATCGGCCTGCCGTCGATGTGGATGACGGGTCCGATATCGCTCGACCGCCTGCGCCACGCCAGATGAAGGAACGTCAGCAGGCGGCGCGGGATAGGCAGTGTTGGCCGGCGCTTCTTCGTCTTTGCGCGGCCCGGCACAGAGAATGCGATGCGCTTTGCCTTCAAGTCCACCTGCGGCCATTTCAGCGACAGGATCGCCTCTTTGCGCGCTCCGGTATAAAGGGCGATCAGCACGAACAGCGGGAGGTAAAGCCGGGTATCGCGGCCACCTTGGCGAGCCTCATTCAACAAAAGCGCAGCCTCGCTGACAGTCAGCCAGCGGTCTTTCGGATCGGGCTTGCCAGGAAGCGGAACGGCCACCACGCGGGTCAACTTGCCCTCCCTGAATAGGAAATTCTGCGCCGCCGTGATCGTCGCCAGCTCGCGCCGCACGGTGCCGGGGGCCATGCCCCGGTGACGCCCGTAAGCCTCGCATGTCAGCGGCGTTATCTGGTCGAGCATGTTGTGCTCCCAAAACGGCAGCAAGGCTTCGACAGCGTAGGCGATCCGCGTGGGGTCGGCAGCTTTCGGCGCCCGATGCTCCAGATAAAATGAGAGCGCCTCAGCCACGCCTATTTGCCCGGGTTCTCGCGGCCCGAGATGCTGATGACTTGCCCCGATGAATTTCGCGAGGGCTGCTTCAGCTTCGCGGCGGTCTGCCGTGCCAGTTGACCGAACGCACTTCTTCCCACGCTCGTACCAGAGAATGTAGAAGGTCGATCGATCTGGGAGCCAATGGAGACGCGGCCCTCGGTTGGGTCTTGGCATGTTTTCTGTTTCTCAATGAACTTGGTGACGTCCGATTCGTCGAACAGGAAGGCCTTACCCAAGCGGACTGCGGTAAGCCCCTTCTGTCGCATCGTGCGAAGCGTGCGGGTCGATGGTATGCCGAATTGCTGGCAGACCTGTTCTGCGGTGAGAAGTCTGGTCATCCCCCCTCCCCTACAACGGCGGGTGGCGGGGGAGGGGCTGGTTGCCAGCATCGGAAGTAGCGATCGGGCGCGCCGCCGAAACCGGGGAAAACGGCCCAGCCCAGATCGTAGTCGTCAAGGCGGCCTTCATGCCGGATCACAAACATACGCCCGGCCATATAGCCAAGGTGGCGGCTGTCGTTCTCGGCTACGATCGCCAGAATGTAGCTGCCATCCTTGGGCGCGCTGTCCATGCCCTCCCACCCTGCGAGGCGTTCTTGCTCCGTCATGGCATGGCTCCTGCTCGGGCGCGGAGGCAGGCGGCGCAGAGGGCGAGGGATGGGGTCTCTGCAACTGCAGTCGCTGGTCGCTTCATGATCATGGGGTCGAACACGCGGGCAGCGAACATGGAGGGATCGCGCCCCTCGCCATCATGGCCGGCCTGCCAGTAGCATTCGATGGGCACCAGCGTCATCGCCGCATCCAACGAGGCAGTCGGCTCCCAGCAATTGCGCTCCATCCACAGTCGCGGATCGTAGTTCACGCCGAACAGGGCATCGTTCTGGTAGCCGTATTCCGCGATTTCCAGATCCAGCGCGTAATCTGCGCACGTTGCAGCCTCACACCTCGCAGCCAGGGCGAGCAGGGTTTGCTTGTCGGTCATGCTGCCACCTGTGATATAGGCCTGGCGATCGAGCCCAGTCCGCGAGCTTGTGCGGTGATCAGCGCATTGATGCCGGTCTTCCCCGAAGCCCACAAAACCGTTCCATTGCCCGGCTGTTCGCCAAGCGACCCATCCGGCGCGACAAATTTTATCTTAGGCGATACGAACATCACCATATCGGCCCGCTGCCAGCACCGCTGGAACCAAGGCGCGCTGGTGCGATCGGGCGTCAGGGCAATGCCGTTACCGTGATCGAAAAAGCGATTCATCCAGACAAGCTTGGCTCGGTCGCCGTTGCCGAAAGGCGGGTTCATCCAGATGAAGCCCGACCAATCGCTATCGAGCGCGGCTTCGTACAGGAAGCTCCGGGCCGGTACGCTGGTGTGAGTATGATCGCGCGGGTGAGCAACATCGAGATCGAAGGTGCAGCCGAGCGCGTCGAAGACGTACTTTGGCGTGAACCACTCGTCGGATTTTCCGCGGCGTTCGTGGGTCATGCTGCCAAAACCTCCACCCCATTGCCCAGCCCATCCGCATACTCGCGGTCAAGGCGGGTCCGTAGTTCCTGGTCGGGCGGCGAGGTCATGCGGACGGAAATCTCGCAGACCATGCCGTCTGAGAACTGGATCGACCGCTCCACAACCTTGCTCACGTTGTCGGCGCTCAGGTCGGCGCACAGGCACAGGCTGATCTCGTCCGTAAGGTCCTTGATCTTGCGCACTGGCTTCCCGCGCTGGATGTGGACCGCGAATATGCGCCCGTCTGCCGGGTCTACGCGCAGTTCTAGCTGGTTGGGTTTCATGCTCCCTGCCCTCCCTGACGCCCCCTCTCCCGCGCCGCCAAAGTATTCCCAATCCGCCCCACATCAGCATCGGTCAGCAGGCCGAGGGCGTGGAGGGTCTTGGTGGCGGTGGTGGGGTCGGTCTGGATTGCCTCGACAGCCGAGCAAACCTCATCGGCCAGCGCGATCATCTCATCCTCGCCAGTGCCAATGTCAGATGGCGCCGGGTTCGACATCAGGTCTACCAGCGGATACGGGTGTCCGTCTTCGTCGCACATGTTGCTGACGTTGTGCTTGCGAATGGCCTGATAGATCGCGCGGTTGAGCGGGCTGCGAATTTGCAGGCTACGGATAGCCGAATCCCCCACGGCGCCCGCAATGCTTTCGAGGTTGGCCGAGCCAGATGGCGTGGTGCCGCGAACCTTGATGCCCAGCATATCCATGACGACATGCGCAACCGCTCGGTCCATAGTGTCGATGAAATACATCTGGCCGTCGCCTTGGGGGTGCCGGGACACCTCTACCGGCTCGCCGTCATCGTCGTCACGAACGATAACGTCCTCCAGATCGACGCCGCCAGTCAGGCAGTGCCAGCGGTCAGTTTCATCGCGGATTGCGCGGGCGATGTTTTCGCCGCTGCTCTGGTGCGGGGCGTGGGTCATTCCCCAGCCCCTTCAAATTCCTCAATGTCGCGGCTATCCCAATTCTCGATAACTCCGGTCGGCCCGACATTCATGATGATGTAGTCGCCGTATCCCTGACCGCCTGGCGACATGATGCCGGGGACATAGCCATCCTTGACGGCGACTTCCTGCCCATCATTGTCGAGCAAGGCGTACCGGCCCGCATCGCAAACCTTGTAGTGGATGCGAGCAAGGGTGTTCTCGGGCCATCCAGCAATGGCGCCCGTTTCAAGGTCGATCACCGGGCACCATGCATCCCCGACGCGGCAAGGGATAGCCTCGCCGGTTTCGTCCGTGGTCCCGTTGACCTCGGCATCCTCCCAATATCGCACGCCGGCTTCAACCTTGAGCGACTTGACCTGCACTTTCTCGGTGCGAATGACTGAGATTTCCATGCTCACTCCCCCTGCTCGCTGCCATCGAACTGGTCGCCGTGCTGGGAGTCGGTGCGGGCCGGGGTCCAGTCCGCAAGGCGTTCTTGTATGGTCATGCGTAATCTCCCTCGCGCTCAAGGCGCTTGCGGCATGGGGGAATCCAGCGGAGCTTCGTGTCGGCGGCCCGGTCAGCCCAAACCAGCCAGGCGTATGCGGTCGCGGTCGAGCCTTCCGGCGCCAAACGGCCCTTGTGCATCACGACGCGCTCTGTGAACTGCAGGACGTGGCTGGGCGGCGACTTGGAGAACAGCCGATCGAACCGGCCTTGCCCTTCAAGGAACGCGGCCCGCACGATCACGGCAACGCCGGTGCTGGTCGCCAGCGCGCGTTCGATGAACTGCTCGGCCAGCTTGAACGGCGGGTTGGTGATGGTCCAGACGACGCGCGAGGGCGCCGGGCCGAACAGGTAGTCCTCCACCGGGAAGCCGGCGCCGTAGTCGTGCACATCGGCAGCGTCGACGCTCGCGAAGTATTCCCGCAGCGGCTTGACCATGTGGCCCCGATTGGCAGCTGGCTCGCGGCACGTCTGGATGCTCAGGTCGTGGTGCGTGTTCTCGCCGATCCATTCACACAAGGCGCGCGTGGCCCAGGGCGGCGTCGGGAAGTCGTCGAGGGAATCGTGCGCTTCCACCCGGCGCTGCATGACGGCGGTGCTGGTGTTCTGGCTCATACGATCACCGTGACTTGTTCGGCGGCGCGCGTGACGGCTGTATAAAGCCAGTTGCGCTTCGCATCGCGGAACGAGCCGCTTTCATCGAAGATGATCACGTTGTCCCACTGCGAGCCCTGCGATTTGTGGCAGGTGATCGCCCACCCGAAGGTGAACTCCTGCGTGCCGCGCTTGGCCTTCCAGTCGATGGTCTGCTCAGTGCCATTGAAGAAATGCTCGAACACCTCGACCTTGATCGGATCGCGCTTCTCATCGAGCGAGCGGACCCGGATGCCCAGCTTGCCGTCGCCCAATTCCTCGACCTTCTCCGTGTCCCACAGGCCGCCGTTGAAGATGTGCTTCTCCTTGTCGTTACGGAGGCAGATCAAGCGGTCGCCGATGGTCGGGTGCCAAGGCTGGGCAACGCCCCGCAGGCCCATCATTGCGCGGATGCGGTGGTTGTAGGAGACGCGGGTGCGGTTCAGGCCGCAAAGCAGTTGGTCGGCACCAAGGACGAGTTCACCGAGGCGATCCCTTCCAAGCGCGCTGCTGCGGGTTACAAGGCTACTGCCGTGCGTGCCGACCTGCAGTTGCTTACCTTGGCGAATGTCCATCGACATGCGGATGATCGGGTTGTCCTGCGCCTGGCGGTGGACCTCGGTCAACATCACGTCGGGTTCGCCGTTGATGAAGAAGCCCTCGCCCTTCACCGGTGGCAGCTGCGCGGGATCGCCGAGGACGAGGATGCGCTTGCCGAAGCTGAGCAGATCGCGCGCCAGATCCTCGCCGACCATGGACACCTCGTCCACGATCAGGAGTTCGGCCTCGCTGAGGTCACTTTGCTCGTTGAGCTTGAATTCCGCGGCGCCGGTCTTCGAATCGATCTCGACGCTGTAGATCAGCGAGTGGATCGTCGAGGCGTCCTTGCAGCCCTTTTTGCGCAGGACCAGGGCGGCCTTGCCGGTGAAGGTGGCATAGAGCACGGTGCCCTTCACCTTGGAGGCGAGTTCCTTGGCGAGCGTCGTCTTGCCGGTGCCGGCGTAGCCGAACAGGCGGAAGACCTGCTGGCCGCTTGGGTCGGCAAGCCATTCGCTGACATCACGAATGGCCGCGTCCTGTTGCGGGGACCAGCTCATGCAGCTTTCCTTTCTACGGGATCGGTGAACGTGATGTCGTGCTCAGCCGCGAAGGCGTGCATGCACTCGATCAGATCGGAGAATTCGGACTTCGATAGGCGGCTCGACTTGAACCCGAGCGGGATCACACCCCGGCCATCGAGCGTCGGCTCAAACGTGCAGGTGAACCCGGCGGCATTCATGAAGAGCGCCTTCCAGACTTCGGTGGAGAGCGTGCGGCCCATCGGCTTGGCGCGGGCAATGTCGGAGAGCATCGCCCACATCTTCGCGTTCTGGTCGCTGGTCCGGGCCGCCTCCTTGATGTTGAGAACGGCGCCGGGAGGGGCTATCTCGATCAACTGATGCGCGCGAGCGCGGACAGCCGGGTTAGCGAGGATGAGGGTCTGGCCGCCTTGCTTAGCCACAGTGACGCTCCCTCTGTTCGTTGCGGATGTCAGCGGCCTTGGGGCTTGCTGCGGCGAACTCGGCTGCGAGCGCATGCAGGTCTATGCCGTGCGCCCGGCCGAACGGGGCCTCCCCGATGCGGTGCTGTTCGGAATGGTGACCCCGGCACAGGCTGACGGTGAACCAGTCTGAAGGCTTGCGACCCATCCCGGCGTCGGAACCGGAGCGGACGTGCGCAACCTCAATGGGCATTTCCTGACAGCCAGGAACGCAGCACTGGTGCGACCGCACGAAGGTGCAGTGCGCCTGCGATCGCCAGCGCTCCGAACGGTTACGCTCTTTCGGTATCCGACGCGGGAGGGCCATTACCAAGCACTCGCGTTGGTGATGAACGGGATATCGTCGTCGAGGTCATCGCCAAAGCCGCCGGCACCGCTGCCCCACGAACTGCCGCCGCGCGAACCGTCGGGCTCGCGGCCCCAGCTTCCGGTGCTGCGTTCGCCGCCGCGATCGTCCCCGTTGCGCTGGTCATTGCCGCGCGCCCGGCCCTGCTGCTCACCCTCGGGTTTCCCGTCGAGCATCGTCAGGGTGCCGCCGAACGGCGACAGAACAATCTCGGTGGAATAGCGATCGTTGCCGTTCTGGTCCTGCCACTTCCTTGTCCTGAACTCGCCGCTGATCGCGATGCGGCTGCCCTTGCGAAGGAAGCGTTCGGCCACGCCGACCAGGCCATCGTTCTGGATGGTGACCTGTACCCACTCGGTGCGCTCCTTGCGCTCGCCCGAGGCCTTATCCTTCCACTGCTGGCCGACGGCCATGCGGAGGTTGCAGATACGCCCTCCAGACTGGAACGATTTGACCTCAGGGTCAGCGCCCAAGCGGCCGGTGAACGTGCAGATGTTGATGTCCGACATTACGCGACCTTCCGGTCTTCGATGATGTTGACGCCGGGGATACCGCGGACGCCGGCAGCAACGTCCTCGTCGACCAGGCGCTTGAGCGCTGCCTTGAAGCGGTCGGGGTGGCGTTCGATGTAGTGCCGGACGACGGCGGCACCCTGCCCCTCGATCATCTCGGCGCGCCAGTACGAGCGCATACTGACGGCGCGCACTTCGCCCCGCGCCTGGACCTTTTCGCGCTCGACGGCGCGGGCGGCGGCGGTAGCCTGTTCGGCCTTCTCCATCAGAGCCGCCGCGTCCTCGATCGCGCCCAAGTCGGACGAACCGGCAGTTTCCTGGTGCGCGGCCTATGCCGCCTTGCGGGCAGCTTCCTCAGCTTCGCGCGCGGCCTTCTCGCGTTCGCGCTTCTCACTCTCGATCTTGTTGAGCCAAGGCGTCAGCAGGTTGCCGAGCGCGAACTTCGCCTTCATCACCGAACCGGGCTTCCGGTTCTTCATGGGGGCGATGTACGCGTTGTAGCGGTCCTGAATCTCACCCACCGCGATGTCGAGCGGGGCCTTTTCTACCTTGCGCGCCTCGTCCGCGATGTCTGCAGCTTCTCACGCAGCGCGGCGACGGTATCGGCCTGCGACTGGCTCACGATCTCGACGCCATCCGCCCAGTTGGATGCCTCAGTGAGCAAGTCATCCATGTGGATCTGAACGACTTCCCACTTGGGCGCGACCTCGGGCGGGGCTTCGTCGGCCGGTGGGCCGTTGTCGCCGATCACGGCCTCGCGCGGCGCTGGGGCAGAAAGCGTTGCGGCTTCGGCTTCGGCTGTGAGTTTGTCGACGTGGGCCTGGAGCGCATCGACCTCGGCCTTGCGGCCGGCTTCGCCACTGCGGACCAGCTTGTTCAAGGCGTTCTTGGCGTAGGAGAGCGGCATCGTCGAAATCTCGACGGCGCCCTTGCTGGACTGGTATTCCATGGGATGCTCCTCAGAAAGGGATGTCGGTGTCGGCGATGTCGCCGTACTCGCCAGACGGCGCGCCGCCGCGTTCAGCCGGGCGGCTGCCGCTCTGGCCGGCGCGATTGGTGTCGGCCTTTGCAAGTTCGGCCAGCTTGTCTTCCAGCTGGTTGATGGCCTTCATGGCCTGCCGCTCGTTCAGGTCTTTCAGGTCCGCGACCTTGTAGTGGTCGAGGATCGGTTTTGCCTGAGCGCCGGTGGCACGTAACAGTTCCGTGATCTTGGCCCACTGGTGCTGGCTGATGATGCGGGGCTCATCGCGCTGGTCCTGCTGCTGACGCGTGGGCTGCGCGGCGGTCTCGCCCTCTTCCGCCTCGTCGGCGTGAAGGTCGCCCTTATGCCAGAGGTCCAGCGCGGCCCCGAAGCGCATCGCGGCATTACGCATCGCATCGCCGATCACTTCCTTGATCGCGTCTCCACCTTGCTTCGTGCCTGCGTCACCGAAGCCGATGCGGGAAACACCGCACACGGTGAGCCTGATCCACATACCGTTGCCGGGGTTCGGCAGGCCGGGGAGGATGACCGGCTCCCAATTCCATTGTGGGTCGCAATCGAGAAGGCGATCCGTCAGCGCGGCGTGTCCGACGTAATCAAGGTGAACCGCGTCCTTATGGTGCGGCCCGCCGCATTCCGGGCACTTCCAGACCATCAGGTTCTTGTTCGCCTTCCGGGCGTCGATCTGGTTCTTCGTTTCCTTGGGAAGCTTGCTGATTTGGTTCGGCGGAAACGGCGCGCGCAACAGCGCAAGACCAGTCAGCTTTTCCTCTACGGGGACATCGATCCTCGACACAGCATTCACGGGCGATCTCCCGTTGCCTCGGCAGCACCCGTGCCGAGGTTGTGGGGAGACGTCGGACCGGCAGGGGAACCGGTGGGTGCGACGGCGGGGAGAGCGGAGACGGCAGCTGCGACCAGCACGATAAACGCGAGGGCAATCAGGCCGACTGAAAGGCGGAAGTGCGGGTGCGCGCTCATGCGGGCACCGGGCCGAGAGCGTGGCACAGAGCGACGAACACGATGCAGCCGGTCAGAAGCCCGAACGCGCCCAGCGCGATCCAAGTGATACGCTCCTTCCGCGCTTCCTCTGCGGCTTCACTGATCAGCGGCGGGGCTACGTTGCCCATAGCTTCGGAATGGTTCACTGTGCTGTCTCCAGCCCCCAGTCGCGCATCGCCGTTTCAGTGCGGCGCCACGCGTAGTTGGTGAGCGGGCCGCTCGCGCCTTCCATGCGCATGGCCGTCAGGAACTGGCTGAGCAGACCGATGGCATCGCGGAAATCACCCCGGGTCGCGTCAAGGCGATCCAGCGCATCCTTCCACATGGCGAAGTCGAAATCGGCCTGGCTCTGCGCGAAGGCCGGGAGTGAGGCATCTGCGACGGCAGCGTCAAGAACGCGCGCCTGCTGAGCAAGACCAGTCATGCCGCCAAACCCACCGGAGTGCAGGCGCGAGCGAGAGCGGCATATGCCGGTTCAAACTCAGCGCCGTCGATCGACACCATGAGGTTGCGGTTGAGGTAGCGACCGGGGCCGTCGACGCAGCGCGGGCCCTGTGCAGGCGCCCAGCTGGCGACCGCCCAGGCGAGAGCGGCGTTCAGGTCATCGGCGTCAACGTCGCGCTGATGCGCCACGCTGCCGTCTTGGTATCGGGTCTGGAGTGTGATTTTCATCGGGACCTCCGAAGCAGCCGTGTGCTGCTGTCGAGGTCATATATACCGCTATGGTATTTCTTGCGTCAAGCCAAAAATACCGCGATGGTATTTTTCTTGTCAGTCTTGCTCAACATTGGTGGTAGTTAAACTACCCATCGTCTTACGCTACGCCGACCCCACCGCGCGAGACCGCGCCGCTATTTCAAGCACGAAAAAGCCCCGCCTTGGAGGGGGCGGGGCCAGTGAAGTACAGGGCGCCGACAGATCGCGGAGTAGGCGCGACGTGAGATTATCTAATCAGGGGTGAGTCGGTCAATCGGGTTTGGGGCATGAAAAAGCCCCACTGGTTAGATGAGGCTGGTTCGCGGTCGGCGGGGCAGGTCAGGCCGGAATAAATCTCACGGCTAATCCGACAATGCCCCCTATGATGGCCACCATTATACCGGTGCGCGTCAACATCTTCCCGAACTTGTCGTCCAGATATTCCTTGCTCGGCAAGTGCGCCATGCGCTCAGTAAGCGTAGCGATTCCAACCTCTATTGCGACAGTGCGATCGACGAGTTTATCGACCTTGCCTTCTAAGGTGTTGATGCGGCGCTCCATACCTCCGTCATTACCATCGCCCTGCGATGGCGGCAAGGTGGGTGGCGGCGGCGGTTCGTGCTGGCCACTTTTCATTTGCTCCAAATCACGGATGATTGCGGCGATGGTGTCCGGCGATGACATCATTCTTCCAGGCCTAAAGCTGTAGTAATTGCATCTTGAGCTGCGCTTACCTCAACATCGCTTTTTTCCAAGCTGTCGCGAAAATCGTCGAGCGCCTTAGCCGCGTCTTCCCCTCGATCATCATCTGAGTAAAGCTGGTGGAGGGCCAGATAGCGCATAGCCATTGAATTTTGGCGAGATGCTTGGGCCAAGTGCCAGACACAGAGCCGCATATTCAACTTTTCTTGCTTGGTCAGTGACATTCAATCACCCCTCAATTCATGCGTGGGCACTCTACCCTCACCCCTCATAAGCCACCTTCCAATCCGCAACGACGATCACCTGAGGCTCTTCCGGCGAATCAGGCGCCAATGCCTCGAACTCAACGTGCCTCACGGTCGCGTAATGGATCTTCCCATCCGGCCCCGTCGCCTGCACCAGATCGCCCGGTGACGGCACCGCAGCGAACTTGCGAAAGCCCCAATTTACCTTCCGCCCGCCGCCGCCGTGGACGAAGAGTTGGGCGAGGATCATTTCTGCGCCGGAACGCATCGGTATTCCCGTGCGTCATTGGCGCGCTTGAAGCCATCGATCGCCTTCACGCACTCATCGTAATCACCGATGTAGCCGAAAATCAGGCCGGTCTTCTCCCACTCACCAGCCATGTTTTTCATCTCGATCCATTGATCGATGTCGGCGCCGACCTTCTCGCCCTCAACGTGGGAAACCAGCGCGTCGTATCCCTTTACACTGCTGTTATCGCCCTGCCCGCATCCGCTCAAACCCAGGGCAAGAGCGGACAGCGCAACCGTAGGAATTATCCTATACCGTATAGGAAAATAGCTTCCCATCTTTCGCGAAAAGATAATTTTCCTACAAGCCTCAGCCCATTTATGGCATGGAACAGAAGTGGAACAAAAGGGCGATTCGATGGAACGGATTATACTGCCGAACCCAGAATGCGAGCGCGGCAGTGCACCTTGCTTCCTCGACTGCGCTATGCAGCGGATCATGGTTGCGGCGTGGCTTCGGGAGACGGAGACTCGATTGCGTGAACAGCCACCGCGAGCGCATCCGCGTTGGACCGAATGGTTGGATTCCGTAGCAGCAGCTCAAGTCCGAGTTGCAGACCATGAACGATCGGCCGAACGCTTGACGCCGGCACATTGCCGCCAGCGCTTCGGATCGCTGCGGAGGCCAACTCGCGGAGGGCGGCCTCAGTAGTTACAGGATCGGTGGTCAATTGCTGATCGCGAAACAGTTCGCCAGGATGCACGCCGAGAGCGTTCGCCAGCTTATCCAAATCCTCAAGGTTGGGCTTTTGCTTGCCCGCCTCCCACCGTTGGATGGTCGGCTGCTCAACCCCGACCCTCTCCGCTAGCTGGCCTTGGGTTAGCCGGCTGCGTTTCCGCAGGGCTTTGAATTCGAAAGAATACCGCATCGGCATAATTTGCGCCGGGCAGCGAGAAAGCGGAACGTCGTCAGCGGAATAAACGCTTGCGCCGGAATATACCGTGGTGGTATATGCCTCGTTATGACGCTCGAAGCCTATCTCAAAAAGCACAGCATCACCCACAAGCAGTTCGCCGACACCATCGGATGCGAACAGCCGACCGTGAGCCGCTTCATCGCCGGCCGCATTCCCTCGCCTGAGTTGATGCGGGTCATCTCTGAAAGAACGGGCGGCCAAGTCACGCCCAACGACTTTTTCGGGATCGTGGCAGCGCGCCAAACTGGTCGCGCCGCATGATCGGCCTCACCCCCAAGCAGTCCCAGTTGTTCCGTTACCTTGAGGGCTACATGTCTGGCCCAGGCAGCGTCGCGCCGACCTTCGCCGAGATGGGCGCTGCAGTCGGTCTGACCTCCAAGAGCGCTGTGCACCGCTTGCTCTCGGCCTTGGAAGAGCGCGCCTACATCCGCCGCATCCCGAACCGGGCCCGCGCCATTGAGATCATTCGCGACGGTGACCGCCGCCAGGACGTCGCCCACGCGCTGACGCTGGCGTCGGACTACCAGCTGCAGGCCGAGATCAACCGCCGCCGCTCCATTCCGAAGGCCGCGTGAATGACTTGCGCTGTCTGCCACCGTCCCACCTGCGACCATAGCGACCTCGCTTATGCAGGCCTTGTTTCCCCCGCCGTCCCTGACGGTCGCCCGGCCGACGACGCGACAACCCCGCGCGTCGGCCGCATCTCTCCGCTGGGAACCCTGCCCAGCCACCTGCCCGAGCCGCAGCCCTCCAACGTGTGCGGCTCGGGCCTTTCTCTTGATCGCGGTTTCCATGCCGCTTCCTCTACTTCGCAGGTGCAACAATGATCCTGTCTCGCAAAGAGCAAATCCTTGATCGTCAGAAGCGCATGTTTCGCATCGCCCAAGACCCGACCCGCATAGGCCTGACGCTCAAGATGATCGCCGCCGATGCCGACCTGAACCTCCAGTCGGTGCGCAACTATGCCGCTGGCGAAACGGAAATGCCGATGTCAGCGCTGGACGCCCTCATCGGTGTTCTGCCTGACGATTTGCTTTCTCTGCTCCTGCCCGCCGGCCACGCGATCGTGACCGTGCCCGACGGCATCTGCCACGATGAGATCGAGAAGGCCGCGCGCGACTTCCTCGCCGCCAAGGGCGAGGCGCACCATCCCTCCAGCCCTGGCGGGCGCGAGCTTTCAGCCTGCGAGATCGCCAGCCTGAACCGCAAGGCCGCCAAGCTGCGAGCGGTGGCCTGACCCGGCACCCCTGCACCCATCAACTGCCTTCATTTTCAAGGGATCACGACATGCCCGTATCCGACCCTGACCAGATCACCATCCCCGGCACCGAGCGCGTAGAGCATCGGTCGGTTGATGACCGCCTTCGCCTTTTGATCGAGCGCGTCGAGCGCTTGGAGGACGAGAAGAAGGGCATCAGCGACGATATCCGCGACGTCTACAACGAATTGAAGGCTGTCGGATACGACGTGAAGATCGCCCGCCAGATCGTTCGCATCCGCAAGATGAAGCCCGACGATCGCCGCGAAATGGAATCCCTGCTGGACACCTACAAGTCCGCGCTGGGGATCGACTGATGCTGGGCTTCATCCTCAACCGCCGCCGGCCATCGGCCGCGCCTGCCCAGGTCGCCGCATCAACGCTTGCCGTCCATGGCGCCCGCAAGCGCGCCGATGCCGACCGCCAGCGCCGCCGTGACATGGCCGACCAGATCCGCGCCGACCTGCGCGCTAAGGGCAAGGACTGCCCGCCTCTCGAATGGCCTGCGCTGTGACCCCAGTTCAGGAATACACTCAGCGGTACTACCTGCCCCGGCAGCTTGCCGCAGCGCGCGCCAAGGTCGAGTTCCTGGAGCGCAAGGCCCTGCGCCTCGGTCTGGACGATCTGGTCGAAAAGCCAGGGGTGGCGCGCCAGTGATTATCACCCTGCCTTGGCCCAACAAGCGGCTTTCACCGAATGCCCGCGTCCATCGGATGGCCTCGTCGCGCATCAAGCGCAACGCTCGCCAGGAAGCGGCGCTGCTCGCCCGCGCCGCCCTCGGGCCGACCATCAAGGCCATCGGCGCCGCGCTGGCCGAGGCGGGAAGCATCGAAATGACGGTGACGTTCTACCCGCCCGACCGCCGGCACCGCGACGACGACAACATGATCGCCAGCTTCAAGGCCGCCCGTGACGGCATTGCCGATGCCCTGGGCGTCGATGATCGCAAGTTCCGGCCGAAGTACACCATTGCCGAGCCATGCACGCCCGGCAGGATCGAGATCACGCTGTGAGCAATCTCCTCGCCCGCCTTATTGAAGCTGGCACCCCCGCCGAACTGGTGGGCGAGGTGGCGATGCTGCTCGCCGAGCAAAAGGTGCTGGAAAACCGCCGCGCCAATGAGCGGGAGCGCAAAGCTAAGCAACGCGCCGGGCATGTGGAAGATGTGGAATGTCACGTGACGTCACGTGACGGCACGGGACAAGCCGGGACGTCACAGGACAACCCCTCCCTTCCCCGCCTCCCCAATGAAAATAAATCTAACCCCTCCACCCCTACCCACCCGGAAAAACAATCACCGCGTACGCGTAAGGGCACCCGGCTCCCGGTCGATTGGCAGCCCGCTTCGCTGGATGCGGTGACGCTGGCCGAGATCGAAACCTGGCCTGCCGGTGCGATGGAGCGAGAACTGTCGAAGTTCCGAGATTGGGCCAAGTCAGCGCCCGGCACGAAGGGGGTGAAATCGGATTGGGATGCCACGTGGCGCAACTGGCTCCGAAAAGCACATGACGAAGGAAGGTACGGAAATGGAAACTCTCGGACGAATTCTGGACCGCGCTCTTCCGGCAGCAATGGAAGGCCCAAGGACGGTGCAATCGCAGCACTTGACCGAAAAATGGGATTGGACCGTGGCCCGGGTGAACCCCGCTACCATGACGATCGCTCAGGCTCGCAAGATCGCGGACGCGCCGCTGCCGGTCCTCGAAGCCTGTTCTGAATCCCGCTTTGACGAGTGCTTGCGCCTGATGATGGCCACGTTGCCCAAGCGCAATTCGGACGACCTGAGCGGCGAGCTTCTGATACGGGCCTATGCCGGCAAGCTCGGCGGGTTTTCTGAAGGCCAGATTGGCTACCTGACTGACCGCGCCCTTGAGCGCTGCGAGTGGTTTCCGACCATCGCCCAGTGCTTGGCCATCATCAGCGAATGGAAGCGCAACGACGCGCCGCTGCTGCTTCAGGACCGAGCCAAGAGCATGGTGCTTTGGGATCGTCAGCGGCGGTTCGATGGTGTGATGGCGCATCTTGCCGCTGGCACGTTCACTCAGGACCAGATCGACGCACTGCCGGATAGCTGGAAGGCTGTCGGTGAGACGCGCGGTTACCTCTGGCCGAAAGACGACGGCACGTACATCGCGCGCATCCTGCCGGGTGGCGAGACGGTGCGATACCCCGATGCCGCAGACGAAACGCCCGGGCACGCCGGTCCAGCTTGCCGCAAATGCCACGACCTCGGGCGCGTCCTCAGCCTGGAAGGCGATGAGGTTGATTGTCGGGACTGCGTGCCCGCTGATCACATTGCGGAGGCAGCGGAATGACCGATCTTTTCACCGCCGCGCCCCGCGCCAAGGCCGGCACCGGAAACGGAACCCTGCTTGGCCACCTCGCAAACGGGATGAGCAAATTAGATATGGCCCGCAACCACCGCGAGGGCCGCTATCCCGATGCGCACCCAGTGTATCTGGCGCTGATCGGAATTCGGTCATGACGCTCCACGTGACCGTCCACGCCATAGAGCGCGCCATGCAGCGGATACCCGGCGTCACGTCTGAGGCGAAGGCCCGCGCCATCCTGTCGACCGACGCGATCCACAAGGCTGTCGAGTTCGGCGCGATCGCTGTGACCCTGGGCACCGGCCAGCGGCTCGTCATCAACGACGGCTCCATCATCACCGTACTGTCGAAGGAGCGTAGGCGCATTCACGCCCACCGCCGCCGGTACTGCAATTACCATGAGGGGGAATGATCATGGCTTGGGCGCCCATCGACATTAGCACGCCGGAAAAGTGGCATCGCTTCAAGGCCTGGCGCTGGCGGGATAGCTGCTGGATCGTCGCCATAGCGTTCTGCCCGACGCACTTCTCAATCGGCGCAGAGCTTCTTACCGGCTTCGGTAGGGGCGTGGCCCTGCAAATCGGCCCCTTTTGGCTCGGCGCTGCCGCCAACTTCAGTTCGCTCAAGGACCCAGCATGAACGCCATCACCATCATCGAGGCGGCGCCTACCCCTGCCACCCTAGAAGATTGGATCGCCCAAGGCCGCGCCCTCGTCGCCCAACGCCTCGACAATGACTGGCGGATTGCCGACTGGATGGCAGAGGGCAAGACCGCCGGCCACCTGACGCAGGCGAAGTTCGACTTCCTGCAGGACAACCTCGGGCTGGCCCCGAAGCGCTTGAAGGATGCCTTGAAGGCAGCGACGACGTTCCCGCCCGCCCTGCGCGACAGCACCCTGTCGGTAGAGCACCACGCCGCTGTCGCCAGCCTGCCCAAGGACGAGGCCCTGCCGCTGCTCAAGCGCGCAGCCCGCGAACACCTGAGCGTGAACGACTGCCGGGAGGTGGTGACCCAGCGCCGGTACGAGACGGGCCAGCGTTTCGATGACGAGGACACCGACACGACGCTGGCGACCCTGATCCGCCGGGCATGGAACCGTGCAACCGAGCAGGCCCGCCGTGAAGCCTACGAGGATTTCAAGATCGCGGCCGGCAAAGGGTTTAGCATCATCGACGAGGACGAGACGAGAGCATGAGGTGCCAACTCAATATTTCGACAGAGTGCGAGCAAGACGCGGAAATTCGCCTGCGCACTCGGTCCATCGACGCAGTGACGTGCCTGCCCTGCGGCAAGGCGTTCCAGCACAAATACCCGCACGCGATCGATAGCCTTTCGATCGCAATACTGCCTAGCGCAGAGGTATGTGAACATGACGCGTAAGCTGCTGCCCACCTCCGCGCCCAAGCCGATCCCCCCGGAGTTCCTTGAGAAGTTCGCTGCACATGGCTGGCGCCGGGTAGAGAACATCTGGGGGCGGTCCACTGTCATGGCCTGGCGCAAGGCGCTGGGGGCTAAGCGGATGGCCGAGGCGCGGAAGCGGTATTTGCGGGAGCATGCGAAGTGAACGACAAGCAGCGCCGTTTCGCCGCCGAGTACCTTGTCGACCTTAATGCCACTCAGGCAGCCATTCGGGCAGGCTACAGCGCGAAGACAGCGAAACAGCAGGGCCAACGCCTGTTGACGAATGTTGACGTGCAGAGAGCGGTAACGGCGGGTCAGTCGGCGCGATCGGAGCGAACGCAGGTCAACTCCGATTGGGTGCTGCAACGCCTTGCCCTGGAAGCCGATGCTGACCTTGCCGACCTGTACGACGCTGAGGGCACCCTGAAGAAGGTCCATGACTGGCCGCTCATCTGGAGGCAGGGCCTTGTCGCTGGCGTCGACGTCGAGGAACTGCGCGTCGAGGGCGTGGTCATCGGCAGCGTCCGCAAGGTCAAACTGTCCGACCGCATTAAGCGCGTTGAGCTGATCGGCAAGCACATCGACGTGCAGGCCTTCAAGGAAAAGATCGAGCACACCGGCGGGCTTACCGTCGTGGTGGATGCGAAGGACGCTGCGCTATGACCGTCTACGTCGACGATGTGCGCCACCGCTTCGGCAACATGGTCATGTGCCACCTGTGGGCCGACACCTTGGAAGAGTTGCTGTCCATGGTCGACACGATCGGCGTGCAGCGGAAGTGGATACAAGGCCACCCCACGCTGTCATTTGGCAAGCACCGCAACGCGTCGTGGGTCCACTTCGACATCAGCCTGAGCAAGAAGGCCGAAGCTCAGCGCTATGGCGCGATCCTGACCGATCGATACGGTCCGGTAGAGCATACCTCTCGCCTCGACATTGCTTCCGGCGACCCGGCACGTGAAACGCGCGGCCGGAAGATGATGGAGATGGTGGCAAATTGCCGCGGCATGCGGAATGTCGTGAGCGCATGAGCCCAGCCACCGGCTTCACCTCCGAGATTACTGCTGAACGACCCGGCATAGGCCACAACGGCGGCCCGTCGATCGCCAAGCTGACCCCGAAGCAGGAAGAGGCGCGCGACCTCCTCGCCAGTGCTGCCACGAACATCATGCTCCGGGGCGGCTCGCGCTCGGGCAAGACGTTCCTGCTCATCCGCGCCATCTGTCAACGCGCCATCAACGCGCCCGGCGGGCGGCATGCAATCTTCCGTTTCCGGTTCAACCACGCGAAGACCTCGATCTGGTCCGACACGCTGCCCAAGGTTCTCAAGCTATGCTTCCCGGGCCTGGCGGTGACCTGGAACAAGACCGACTTCTACATCGAGTTTCCGAACGGATCGCAAATCTGGATCGGGGGCCTCGACGACAAGGAGCGCGTCGAGAAGATCCTCGGCGCCGAGTATGTGACGCTCTACTTCAACGAGTCCTCGCAGATCGCGTGGTCGTCAGTCGAAATGGCGATGTCTCGCCTGGCGCAGAACGTGCCGCTTGATCCCGCGATTGCCGCGGCAACCGGCCGCACGCACCTGTCGCTCAAAGCCTACTTCGATTGCAACCCGCCTTCCAAGCTGCACTGGTCCTATGTGCTGTTCCGCGCGAAGATGAAGCCGGGCACCAAGGAGAAGCTGGCCGATCCCGACGATTACGCCGAGATGCTGGTGAACCCCTCGGACAACGCCGCCAACCTGCCGCCCAAGTATTTCGAGATCCTCGCCAACATGAGCGCGGCGCAGCGCCTGCGCTTCGAGAAGGGCGAATGGGCGAGCGACGTCAACGGCGCGCTGTGGACGATCGAGGATCGCGTTACCGAAGGCGGCGAGATACCGGGCATCGATCGCTTCCGAGTGGCGAAGAACGGCCTGCCGGACATGCAGCGCATCGTCGTCGCGGTCGATCCATCAGGCACCAAGGGCGACGGCGGCGGGGATGACATCGGCATCGTGGTCGCTGGCAAGGGCGTGGATGGCCGGGCCTATGTGCTGGAGGATGCGACCTGCCAGCTATCGCCGGAGGGCTGGGGCCGGCGCGTCAATGACCGCGCGGCTCACTGGAACGCCGACTGCATCGTGGCCGAACGCAACTTCGGCGGCGCGATGGTCGGCGCCGTGCTGCGAGCAGCGGGGATCAAGGCCCGGTTCAAGGAGGTCACCGCCACGCGCGGCAAGGTGATCCGCGCCGAACCAATCGCCGCGCTGTACGAGCAGGGTAAGGTCAGTCACGTCGGCAACCTGCCCGACCTGGAGGATCAGATGTGCAACTTCACCGCATCGGGCTACGTCGGTGAGGGATCGCCGGACAGGGCTGATGCGCTGGTTTGGGCGATGACTGAGCTGATGATGGGCAAGGCAGGGTATTCGATGGATAACCTGCTTTAAGGGCCAGCCCAGCCCAGAGCGTTGTACATGCCGACGAAGGCGGCGAGTGCCTGTTGCGCTTGATCGACCATTTGGGCGCGGTGGTATTGGAGATCCACTAATCGAAAGGTCCTGATGACGGCAGCCGCGTCGTCGCCAAGTTCGGTGGCTGCATCGCGGTCGAACTTCCGAAATACAAAACCGGCATCACCTGTAGGTGTGTGGTGGATCACGCAAAACCCATGGGCCAAGAGATTTCGCACTTCGTGATTGCCCTCGAAAGCGTCGAGAACACTTGTGAGGATTTCGGAGTACGGAGATAACGGGCCATCTAGGGCCAGCATGTCACGAACCTTCTTCACCCGCTTTGCAGCACTGTGGCTGACCGTGCCCGTCTGAGTAATGTAGAGCGGGAATTCCCGGCAATGCACAATGAGATCTCCGAGCAGGTATTCAATTTGAGCATAGGAATTAGCTATCCAACCGCGCTCACTCATACCCTGCTCTGCGAACTCTTTGAGTTGTTCTTCGGTCATGCAATACCTCCTCCGACAGCGGTAATCTAAAGCCGATCCGCCGCATACCCTCCCCGCATGGCCTGGATCACCGACAGTCTGCGCGGCGCTATCGAGGCGGCCGGTCGCCTGAACCCATTCGGACGTGGCGCGACATCTACCGCCCTCTCCGGCATTTTCTCCCACGAACTGGCCACTGCCGCCTACATGGCGTCGGGCATGATGAAGAAGGTGATTTCGATCCCCGCCGAGGATCGTGTGCGCGAGTGGCGTGACTGGCAGGCTGATGCCAAGGCCATTGAGGCAATCGAGAAGGAAGAGGCCCGGCTTGCCCTGACCGCCAAGGTGCAGGAAGCCGAGAACCTTCGCGGGATCGGCGGCGGCGCGCTGCTCATCATCACTGCCGGCGATCACAGCCAAGAACTCAAGCCCGAACAGATCACCAAGGGCGGCATCGTCGCCATCAACGTCGTCTCGCGCTGGCAGATCACCGGCAAGGAATGGATCAAGGAACTCACTTCGCCGCAGTATGGTGAGCCGACGATGTGGGAGATGAAGGGCGAGACGGGCGCCGCGGTTAATATCCACCCGAGCCGCGTCATCTGCTTCCGGGGCGCGCGCATCCCCGCCGGTTCCGCCGTTGGCGACGAAGAAGCATTCTGGGGCGATTCCCGGCTGCTGCGCGTCTACACCGAGGTCTCGCGATCCGACGAGACGCAGGCATGGTTCGCGGCGCTGGTTCGCAAGGCCAAGCTCCTGCGCATCGGCATCCCCGATCTTGATAGCCGCGACGTCGAGGAACTGAACAAGCGCATCGAGGTCATCGGCCTGGGCGAGAGCAGCCTGAACGCAACGGTCTACCGCTCATCCGGTGGCGCCGACGACGCAGGCGAGACGATCACCGACTATCAGGTCACCTGGAACGGCATACCCGCGATGATGGACGCGTTCGACCAGCGCGTTGCCGCCGTGTCGGATATCCCGTTCACCCGTCTGATGGGCCGCTCGCCCGCTGGCATGAACGCCACGGGCAAGTCTGACGATGACAACTGGAACAAGATGGTCGTCTCCGGCCAGAAGCTGGAAACCCGCCCCTGCCTGGAGAAGTTGGACCCGTTCCTGTTGCGCTCGGCAGGCGTCGATCCAGCGAAGGTGACGTGGAAGTTCGCGCCCTTGTCCGTACCCAGCGAGGCAGAGGAAGCAACGACCTTCAAGACCACCATGGAGGCGGTCACCCTTGTGCAGGCCACGGGCACTATACCTGACGAGGCGTTCGCCAAGGGCGTGCAGAACCTCATGTCGGAGCGGGAGTACATTCCCGGTCTCGACCAGGCGCTTTCCGAGATCCCTGAGGATGAGCGCTTCGGCCTCAACCCCAAGCCGCCGGCCGATAACGACGACGATCCCAATGCGCTCCAATCTGGAAAGGAGGTGATCGTACCATCTGCCGGTGGCGGGGGCAGCGTCCCCGCCCGCCGTGCCGCCAACGATGCTGCCGCGTTCTTCGTCGATGCCACGCCGCGCCCGCTCTACGTCCAGCGCAAGCTGCTGAACGGCGCGGACCTGATCGCTTGGGCGAAGGCCAATGGCTTCACCAGCACCCTGCCCGCCGACGACATGCACGTCACCGTGCTCTATTCGCGCACCGCCGTGGACCCGATGAAGATGGGCGAAGGCTGGAGCGGTGACGACAAGGGAAATGTGCGCGTGAAGCCCGGTGGCCCGCGCGCGATCGAGCGCCTGGGCGAGAGCGCCGTCGTGCTGCTGTTCGCGTCCTACGACATTGAGGGCCGGCACCGCTCCATGGTTGAGGCTGGCGGGTCCCACGACTTCCCCGATTATCAGCCGCACGTCACCATCTCGTACGACGTGCCGGCCGACTTCGACCTCGATGCGCTCAAGCCGTTCACCGGTGCGCTGGAGTTCGGGCCTGAGCTGTTCGAGCCGCTGGACCTCGACTGGAAATCCAAGGTGGTTGAGGCATGAAATCCGTCCTCGACGCATCCGATGCCATCCAGGCCGCCATGAAGGCCATGGGTATCAACGGCTCATACGATGTGCGTCTCGAAGGATCGAGGTCGACGGGATGGGTCGGTAAGCCCGGCGGGAAAGATTTCGAGGTGGTGGTTACGATTAAGCCGCTGCCGCCGATTGAGGGATGACGTGCCCCGCTTCGACCTAGCCATCCTCGCCCGCCGGCAGCGCAATGTCCGCCGGTCGAGCATAGTCCTGCGCGATATTGTGCCCCCGGCTGTGCTGGCGACCGACCTCTATCGGGCTGTGTATAAGCCTGTGGTCGAAGCGTGGATAAGCGCCCTTCCCCGCATCGAGGCCGAATACGCCCGCACCATCGGCGAGATGACCACCGACAGCGCGGCCGACGTGAAGGCCGAGATCGACACGGCCGCCGGCGAGGTGAACCGCCTTGTGCTGATGCTGACCCCGGCGCTGCGGGAGTGGGCGTTGCGCGTCGAGCAGTGGCAGCGCGGCAAGTGGCGCGGCGCTGTGCTGTCGGCCACCGGCGTTGACTTGCAGACCATGCTTGGACCCGAGGACGTGCGCGCCAGCCTGGAGACGACGATCCAGTGGAATGCTGCTCTCGTGGCAGACGTGTCCGATCAGGTGCGCCAGCGCATCAGCGCCGCGGTATTCGACGGCTTGACCAACCGTACCCCGGCGCGCGAGGTGGCGAAGACGATCCGCGAGAAGACGGGGATGGGTCGCGACCGATCGGTTCGGATCGCCTCGGACCAGCTCACCAAGCTGACCAGCGCGCTCGCGGATGAGCGTCGGCGCGAGGCGGGCATCGATACGTGGAAGTGGCGATCGAGTCATAAACTCCACTACCGCCCCGAGCACGCGGCGCGGGACGGCAAGGATTACACCGACGCAACGGCGCCGCAGGATCTACCTGGGCGGTTGCCCTACTGCGGGTGTCGATCGCAGGCGGTGGTTGCGTTCGATTAGGCCCACCGTTCCTTGATGAACGAGGTCACCTCAGTATCTACGTTGTACCAGTGGGCCGTGTTGTTAGTCGCATCTACGACATAAACCGTGTCACTGGAATCCATTGCGGCCCAAACAATGTCCGCAGCCTGAGACGACGTATAGTTGGATGTTACATAGAAGTAAGATTTATGAATTTTCCCCCAATCGCCTAAAGTCTTGATCGCACCAATGACCTTTTCGTAGTTTTGGCCCGGCGAGTTGAGGTCGTACGACACGTGCAGATTATTTGCCATTTTTACCCCCGAATCGTTTTCGTGTGACGGCGGTAAACTCAAATAATTCGCTGCCTTATTCAAGGTGTCATGCAATTTCGGGACAGCCTCACGCTAGACGCACCCCGCCGCATTGAGGGCGGCGCGATGGCTGTCCGCGCACGGGCGGCGCGCATCGGCGTCTACCAGTACGGCGGCTCCGAGGTAGACCCCGACAACAAGCACGGGCTGCGCGACACTGCGCTGGTCAACGTGCTCCGCGACGACCGCACCGTCTTCGACGAAAAGGCAGTCCGCTCCTTCATCGGTAAGCCGGTCACCGACGACCACCCTGCCGCCCCGGTCACCACCGCCAACTGGCGCGATCACGCGCGCGGGACCGTCATGGGCGCGATGCGCGACGGTGATTATCTCGCCTTCGACCTCCTCCTGACCGACGCCAGCGCCATCGCCAAAGTGGACGCAGGCAAGCGCGAACTAAGCAACGGCTACAGCGCTGACCTTGAGTTCGGCGATTTCACCGCAGCGGACGGCACCAAGTGCCAGGCGCGCCAGACTTCCATCGCCGGAAACCATGTTGCGCTGGTCGATCGCGGCCGCGCTGGTTCCGAATGCGCCATCAAGGACGGTTTCGCCGTCTGTGACGCCCTCCCCTCCAACATCCTCGATTCCCTTACTCAGGAGATGCCCGTGCCTAAGCTGCTGACGGTTGACGGGTATTCCGTCGATATCGCCAACCCAGAGATCGCCGAACGGACGATCGCCACCCTTATCGCCGCCCGCGACACTGCCACCGCGAGCCTCACCACCGCACAGGCGCAGTCCGTCACCGACGCCGCGACCATCGTCGCGAAGGATGCGGAGATCGCCAAGCTGACCGCCGACAAGCAGGCGCTGGAAGCGGCCAAGCCGACCCCGGCCCAGCTGCGCGATGCTGCCCGCCAGTTCGCGGTCGTCGTCGCCAAGGGCAAGTCGGCCGGCATCCCCGTCACCGACGCCATGGACGAGGCCACCATCATCAAGGCGGTCGTAGACAAGATGATGCCGGGCAACACTTACGCCGGTGATCACGTCCAGATCGCGTTCGACTCGCTGACCCGGGACATGAAGGTCGACGACCAGGCGGTGCAGCCGATCGGTTCGCCTATCAACGTCTCGGACGGCGCATCCGCGTGGAACGACAACGTATTCCAGTCGGCCGGCGTGGCCGTGAAGAAGGGAGCCTAAGACATGGCCATTCTGACCGAAGGCATTCACACCGCCGGCTTCCTGATCTCGGAAGCGCAGGGCATGTACCGTTCGCGCGACCAGGTGACCGTCGCCGGCGGTGCTGCACCCGGCCTTGTCGCCGGCACGCTGCTTGGCAAGATCACCGCTGGCGGCAATTTCGTGCGGCACGCGCCCGGCGCCTCGGACGGCTCGCAGACCGTCGCGGGCATTCTGTTCGAAGGCGTCATCGGCACCGCCAAGCGCACCATCGTTTCGCGTGACGCCCAGGTCGTGGGCGCGAACCTCACCTACTCTGCCGGCGCAGACGCCGCAGCCATTGCAACCGCCAACGCTGCACTCGCGGCGCTCGGCATCATCGTTCGATAAGGGGCCCGACAATGGCTGGAATGGATATCTTCAACTCGTCGGCCTTCTCGATGACCTCGCTCACCGGCGCGGTCGACAAGATGGACTACGTTCCGCAGCTTCTGGGGCAGCTCGGCCTGTTCGACTCGATGGCCGTGACCACGCGGGACATCTGGGTCGATCGTCGCGGCTCGACGCTGGCGCTCATCCCCTCGTCGCCGGTCGGCGCACCGCCTGCCGAACTGGTGCGCGATCAGCGTGACGCAGTGCCCCTCAAGACCACGCGTCTTGCAAAGGGCTTCACGATCTACGCCGAAGAGGTGCAAGGCATCCGCGCCTTCGGGTCGCAGAGCGAACTGCAGTCGGTCCAGACTGAGTACCTGCGCCGCCTCTCGCGCGTCCGCAACGACATGGAACTGACCCACGAGTTCCATCGTCTGGGCGCGCTGCAGGGCCTCCTTCTCGATGCCGATGGCACGACGGTGATCTACAACTACTTCACCGCGTTCGGCGTGACCGCGCCCGACGCCATCAGCTTCGCACTGAACGTCGACACCACCGACGTTCGCGGCAAGTGCGCGCAGGTGATCCGCTCGATGAAGCGCACCTCCAAGGGCGCATGGACCCCGGCAACGAAGGTTCACGCACTGGTCGGCGATGCCTTCTATGACGCGCTGATCAACCACCCGCAGGTCCGCACCACCTATCTGAACTGGTCCGCTGCCGCCGATCTGCGCGGCAACAACAGCTTCGGTGATTTCGAATATGGCGGCATCACCTGGCATAACTACCAGGGCACCGACGACAATTCGACCGTCGCGGTGGGCGTGGACAACGCCATCTTCTTCCCCGTGGGCGCGCAGGACGTGTTCAAGAAGGCGATGGCACCGGCTGAGTTCGGCCCCTACGTCAACACCCCCGGCCAGGACGTGTACGCCCTGAACATCCCTGATCTGCAGCGCGCAGCTTGGACCCGTGGCGAACTGTACAGCTACCCGCTGTACTTCAACCAGCGCCCCGACCTTCTCCGCACCGGCACGAGGACGTAAGCCATGAAGTACAAGGTCACCAACAACGACTTCCGCACGAAGGCCTTCCAGACCCCGGATGGCGTGAAGCTCGTCGCGCCGGGCGATACGGCCACCGTCCACGTTTCGCAGCCGATCGGCGAAGTCGAGGGGCTGAAAGCCGAACTGCTCGACGGTGAGGGCTACGAGGAAATGGATGCGCCGGACATCACCAAGATGACGGTGGCGGAGCTCAAGACCTTTGCCGAGACGAACGGCATCGACCTGGGCGAAGCGACCAAGAAGGACGACATCCTCGCCGCCATCGAACTGGCGAACGAACCGAAGTTCTAACCTTCCCGCCTTCGTCACGCATACGGGCCGCTACTCACCAGGGTGGCGGCACTTTTCGTAAGGACCTATCCTTGCCCTACACCCGCCTCCCCCTAGCCGATTTCCAAGCCCTGTTCCCTGCCTTCTCCACGCTCACCGAAGCGCCCTATGCCGCCTGGGCCACGAAGGCAGAGGCGAAGGTCGGCGAGAACTACGGCGACGAGCAGCAGGACGCGACCGAGTTCCTCACGGCGCACTATCTGGCGTCGCAAGGAATCGGCGGCGCTGCTGGTAGCGCGATGCTCCTGGCGACCGGGGCGACCAGTTTCAAATCGGGCACATTTTCTGCCTCGATCGCCGAAAGCGTCGTCGCCCAGCGCGCCAAGGGTGGGTACGGATCTACCCCATACGGCGTCGAGTTTCAGGCTATCCAGAGCCGCCTGTTTAGTGGGCCGGTGCTTATGGGCTTTACCGGGACGCCCTGCTGATGCTCGATGCAGCCTTCGCCGACATCGGCCTCGCATTCTCAGCGGTATTCGGCGGACCGTACTGGCCCGCGCAGATCATCACTCAAGGCGAGATCGAATACGACGACGGCGGGTCGATCATTCCCGGCAGCGGCGAACCAACGCGTCGAGACTGCATGGCCCAGGTCGATGCCGCCACGCTGTCGATGCGCCAGGCCGAGGGATTCATCGAGAAGGACCGCCGCATCATCGTGCTGGCAGATACGCTCACCGGCGAAATCTCCACCGAGGATCGCATCGAGCTACTGCAGGGACCGTTCGCCGGGCTCTGGGGCATCGAGAGCGTGGACCGAGACACAGGCGCCGCCGGGTTCGAACTGCGTGGGAGGCAGGGGTAATGGCATCCGTCCTGATCCGCGAGACTGAACGCGCCGCCATCATCACGTTGAAGGCCTATGCACCGCTTATCGCCATTCTCCCGAAGACTTCGATCGACCCCCAGCCAAAAACTGCGGGCTTTGATGCGCAGGGCGCGCCAGTGTGGCCCTTCGTCCGGCTCGACGCATCCCAAGCAATCCCGCGCGGCCGAGGATGTACCGCCCGGTCGGAGGTGAGGTTTCGCTTGCACTCATTCGCCAAGCCGCGCTTCAATTCGTCCTCGCAGATCATTGAAACTGCAAAGGATCACGCCGGCCGCCTCAATGACGCGGTGGTCGAAGCGATCCACAGCCATGCCTACGAGGTCGCTGGCCGACGCTACCGCTTCATCGTCTCGTCCGCCGATCTGATGCAGGACGGCGCGGAAGCTGACGCATACCACGGCATCGCGGCCATCGTTGCGCGGGCCTACCAAGGCTGATACGTCACCGGAATGGATGACGATGAAGTGCCGGTTTCCGAACGGGTTGTGACTGCGCTGCTCACGCAGATGATCCGGTCCAACATGATCCCCATCAACGACGTTATGGCCGCCGCCGAGATCTTGAAGAGGATGGCGACGAGGTTGCCGCCCGCGTCATGCGCGCAATGATTATCATGGCCCAGGAGCCACCAAAAGCAGAATGGGAAGCCGAGCGCAGGCGCAATCGCTTCCACGCCATAGAGGGCGGTAAAGCAGAAGACTGACGGGCCTTAGTCTCTGGCAAACTTGCTGGAGAATTGCCCGTGTCCGAGCCGAATAGCGCCGATTTCGCCCTACTCAAGATCAAGACCGCAGACGGCCCGCCCGTCGTGATGACGCTCCTATGCGGCATCGAGAACGTGACGATCAACCGCAGCGTCAACATGAGCGAGCGCTACCGCCGCGACTGCGCCAAGCCTAATCGCCCCGGCACCCGCAAGATCCGCAACAACGGCAATTCTTGGAACGTCAGCGGGTCTGGCGAAGACAACATCGATATCGAGACGGCCTATTCCAACGCGTTCGGCGTGAAGAAGGAATACGATATCGAGTTGTACCGAGACGATGACACCGACGCGGGCGAACTGATGGGCACCTACAGCGGCATCGCCATGATGACCGCGCGCAACCAGGCTTTCGCGGTCGAGGGTGACACTGGAGGCACGGCCGACATCACCCTTGAAGGTGAAGGTGAATTGGTCTGGGTAGCTGCTGCCTGATGGACACGGCTATCGAGCGGGATTTCGCCGGCGGCCGGTTCACCTTCTACCTCCCGCTTCCAGCAGTGCTGGCGGTAGAAAAGGGGCCGGTCACCCCGGCCTTGCGTAACCGCGAATATCCCGTCTCGATGTTCCAGCTCTACGACGAGCTATCTGCCGGCATCGCGGTTGACCCGGACGGCAGTCTGGTGCGCGTGCCCGGTGGCAGCATATTCGCTGGCGACCTGCACAACATCATCGAGCGAGCGCTGATCGGCGGGAACTCAGGCGAGAAGGATGGCGACCAGTTTGAGGTCGACACCAAGCTGGCCGCCCGCCTGGTCAACGAAAACCTGCTGCGCAACTTCGAAGGATGCGCGCTGCTGGCGTGGGATATCCTTCACGCCACGATCAAGGGCGTTTCGCTCAAAAAAAAAGCCGACCCCGTAAAGCCGAAGCGCCAACGCCGTTTCGCCGGGGCCAAGTGATTGCGAATTGCGGCGGCATGGGCCTGGATTACCGGGATCTGTCGCTGGGCGAGTACCTTGAGGCCCTGGAGGCCCACAACGAGGCGCATCAGTCTGAGGGATCGGGCAATGGGTCGGTCGATCCTGACAGGCTTCGACGGTTCATGGACACTCACAGGGCCAGTTAGGGTTTGATCCCAAAATATCGAAAGATGAACGGCATGACTATCGGAACTATCACCGCCATCACCGCTGCGATTGCCGCTGCCCACGCCGCATTTTTTGCGCTGCGAGCGGTTTGGCTGCTTTCCCGATTGGAAGCCTCCATACGCTCTTCACGGGAGGCGTTATCAAAGCGCGAGAGCCATTCCCGCGCCCACTCCAAGGTCTGACCGGTATAACGCCCGATCAGGATTAACTCTCGCACGCGAGCCTCGCCCATTCGTTCGAACTGCTCGAACCGCCTCTGCTTCGCGCGCTTTGGTATTTCAATGCGCTGCGGCACCGGATCATCAGCCATATCACCCCCTCGATTCGCGCCGCACTATGGCGCGGGAGGATCGGGGGAGTCGATGGGCGGCTCTGCGGTGCCGCCCTCATTCCGTCGTGATAACCCTCGCCCCACATCCTTCGACGCGCACCTCGCCAATGGCGACATAGGTATCGATCGCGCCGAAACCGTTCGTGGCCCGATATTTCATGGTCACCGGAAAAACCCCATCGACTACTGGCCCCGCTACGGTGGCAACGTGTTCGAAACTGCTGGGGTTACGAAGGCGGTTTTCGACCAACCCGGCGAAGTTCAGGGACTGCCCCCCAATGCCACGAAGGAGGCATCCGCCGTGGGGGTCGGCGGGCACCTGTGCGTCGATTCCTGACCCTGCAGCAGTTTTTTCCCTGCCTTGACTGGCAACAAACAGAAGCACGACGATGACCGTGCACACTACATAAAGCGCTTTGTTGTCGCCCTTCGGTAGCGCTGGTTGATCGACCCCGCAGAAACGACACACAGAGGCTTTGTCCTGGATTTTCTCTGCGCATTTTGGACAACGCTTCATCGTACCACCCCACCGACAACGGTAAGGCTGCATAGCGCCAGCGCATAGCCTGCTGCAATGCCCGAGGTCGATCCCGCCACGTTGAGCCGCTTTGCCGCAGCGACCACCACAATGGCGTCAGCTCGCAACGTCGAGCGCGTCAGCGACAAACACGTCGCCATCAATCCTAGCGACCGTGAAGCGGTTTACCGCCGCTTCCGCCGCTCCAAAACCCATATCGGCGCAACCTTCCGGGGTTTGGAAAAGGAAGTCGGCTCCGGGCCCGCCCTCGATATCGTGTGTGCACTTGTCCTGCGCCCGAATGCGGAGGGCGTCCATGGCACGGCGTAGATCCATTTCGTCGTTGTTGGGCCGTATGACCGCTGAGACGGCGCGCGAAGTCGACCAAGCTTTATTCGCAGGCGGGGACGCGATCAAAGTCGAGGCTCAAATCTCAATCACGTCGGGCGCCGTCAGTGGCGCCAACCACACACCTTCCGCCCCGGGTTCACCCCCGAACAACGACACGGGCGGCTTGGCTGGGCATATCTACAACATCCACAAAGGGCGCTTCAAAGTCGAAGTTTCGTCGAACGCGGAATACTCGGCGGCGCTTGAGTTTGGGACCAGCAAAGTTGCTGCCAGGCCGTTCATGGCGCCTGCCGCCAACGCGAAACGCGCCGAAGTTGAAAAACTTGTCAATCGAGCAGTGAAGCGAGGCGTTCGTCGCGCCGCGCAGGAGCGTTAAACCATGGCAGTTTCCGAACAGGTCATCATCGAAGTTCTTGGGCGCGTCGATTCCCTCGAACGCGAGATGCGCCGCGCCGGCCGTGACACCGACCGGCAGCTTGGTGGTATCGAAAGCCGAGTGCGCAAGTTCGCCAGCACGTTGAGCGGGCTGTTCGCTGGCGTCTCTGCGGCGGCGCTGGTCGGCGAGTTCCTGCAGCTGGCCGACGCATCCAAGACGATCGACGCTCAGCTTCGGCTTGCGACGGCGGGGTTCGGCACTTTCGCCAAAGCCCAGGAGGACGCCCGGCGGATCGCCGCCGACACCCGCTCTGGCCTGACTGAAACGACCGCGCTTTACGGCAACTTCGCAAGGGCCGGCAAAGACCTGGGCGCGACCCAGAATGATGTCGCTCGGGCGACTGAAACCTTCTCGAAAACGCTCAAGATCAGCGGCGCCGATGCAAACCAAGCAGCATCCGCCACCCTGCAATTCGGTCAAGCCTTAGCGTCAGGCGCCCTGCGCGGCGACGAACTGAACAGCGTACTGGAGGCGGCACCTCGCCTCGCCACATTGCTCACCGACAGCATGGGCAAGAGCAAGGGCGAGATCAAGGCACTTGGCGAAGCTGGCGAACTCACCTCCGACAAGCTGCTCAACGCGCTGACCAACAAGAAATTCACCGAAGGCATCGACAGCGAGTTCCGTGAACTTCCGGTGACCTTCGGGGACGCTATGACGCAGGTTGAGAACGCGGCGATCATCACGTTCGGGGCCTTCGATCGCGGCGGCCAGTTCTCGACCGCGCTTGCCAACTTCATCACAGACGGCAGCGATGGCTTCAAGGAGCTGGAGCAGGATGCCGTTGATATGGGCATCGCTGTCCGCGCCAGCATCGAGGGCCTTGTAGGTGCGTTCGGCCCGATATTTGACGAGGCCAGGCGCTTCTTCGAATATGTGAATGGCCAGTCGGCGAAGGTCGATCTTGGCCGGGACGTCGATAAGTCGTTGGGACAGATCGACTCTGTCACCAACTGGCTGGCCAACAAGTCTTACCTCGGCCAAAAACTGAACGGAACGCAGTTCGACATCGACGGCAGCGACTTTCAAGGGCGCTATCGTCGCGACAGGGATGCTGCAGACCTGCGTTTGCGCCGCGAGAACGGACTAACGCTCGCTCCCACTCGATCCGCGTTCGAATTAGCTAATCAGGCACGCCAAGCTGGTATTGCCGCGCTTACCCCTCGCGCGCAGCCAGCAGCCTCTGGCAAAAAGACCGGCGGCGCGAGCGCAGCCAACAAAGCCGCCACCGAAGCCCGCAAGGCAGAACAAGAACGCCTACGCGCGATCCGCGATGACGCCACCAGCGCCCGCGATTCTGCCCAGCTGCAGGACGACATCAATGCGGCGAAGTCTGCCTTGGCCACTGCGACTGAGGACGTGCTGCGATTCCAGCTCGACGCAATCGAGAGCGAACGCAAGCAGCAGGTCGACGACATCGAAACTCAGGTGAAGCTCGGCAAACTGGGCCGGGAGGAGGCTGACCGCCGCATCCTGGTCGACAGCGAGCTCGCCGGCCTGCGCAACGAGCTGGTTAAGCGCCGCGCTACCGAGGTCAAGGCAGCCCAGGAAGCAGCACGCTCCCGTGATGAGGCCAGCACCTTGCAGGTCGAGGCACAGCTGCTTGATTCGCGCGAGGCCCGCCGTGACGTTGAATTGCGCATCCTCGATCTTGCTTACAAGGAGGAGGAGGCTGCAATCCGCCGCGCAGCTGCCAATGGCGAGATTGCAGATCTGGATGAGGCCTTGGCGAACTTGCGCCGGCGCCAATCGGCGGAAACGGAAAGCACCAACCGCGCTGCCGCCTCCCCCCTAGAACAGCGGCGCCAGCAAGTCCGCGAGACCGCTGCAAACATGAACGACGCGATCGAGAGCATTGAACTCGATGCGGTAGACAATCTGGCTGATGGCATAGCCGACGCCAGCGCTGAATTCATCAAGATGGGCGGCATCGCGGGTCAGGTGATCAATCAGATCATCGCCGACCTGATCAAACTGCAGATCAAGCAGGCGATCTTCGGTGGTTCGGGTGGCGGCGGCCTTGGCGGCATCCTGGGAGGGATTGGCGGGTTGCTGGGAGTTGGTGGCGGTGCTGCGGCTTCCTCGGCCTCGCAAATTACTGTCACGCGCGGCGGCGCTCTCGGCTTCGCTTCGGGCGGCTACACCGGCGACGGCCCAGTGAACGAGCCTGCGGGGATCGTCCACAAGGGCGAGTACGTCATCCCGGCGAACGCGGTGAAGCGCCTGGGTGTGCAGAACCTCGCCGCCATGGCGAACGGACGCGCCGCAGCGGCGATGACGGGCGTATCGGCTGCGGGCGCCTCCCCTCGTGCTGTCCAGCAAACGGTGGTCGTCCAGGTGCAGGCAAACGATTATTTCGACGCCAAGGTAAAGCAAGGCGCTGCTGCCGTTGCCGCGCCGATAGCGATGGCATCCGGTGTGCAAGCCCAGACCGGGGCAGGTAAGGACGCGGCCCGCGCGGCCCGCCGCCGCATCCCGGGCCGCTGATGGCGGTAAACCAAAGCGTGGCGGCGAGGCACGCTCCCGCCGATGCCTATCGCCCTGCCCACCTGCCCGATGCCCACCGACTACACAGTCCTGCTGCGGGACTTCGGCGGGATACTGACGCCATTCCTCGGTGGCCCGGAGCAGCGCGTCAACCGGCTCGGCACCCGGTTTGGCCTGCGCCTTGAGATGCCCGGCCTCGACATCGAGGATGGCGGCATGATCTACCTGTCGCGCCTTCTCCAAGGCCGGCAATCCTCGGTGATCCTGCCATGGCCCCTGCTCGACTTCGATCCCGGCACTCCCGGCGCCCCCCTCGTGAGCGCTGCGGTCACCAGTGGCACGTCGATACCGATCAAGGGCCTGATTGCGGGCTACACTGTCAAGGAAGGCCAGTTCTTCAGCCTGATCCATTCGGGCCGGCGCTACATCTACATGTTCACCGCCGATGGCGCGGCGAACAGCAGCGGCGACCTCACCGCGTCGATCTTCCCCCTGTTGCGCACCCCGCTGTCGGTCAACGATGTGCTGGAAATCGCCCGGCCCATGATCGAAGGCCTCGTCTCGCCGGGCGATGAGCTTTCGTGGCAAATCGGGCTCGACAACGCCCGCGAGTTCTCGTTCTCCGTGATGGAGGCCGCCTGATGGACCCCGCACTTAGAGCCGCCCTTGGCCTGCCATCGGTGTTGCTGTTCGGCGCACTCAAGATCGAACTACCCGGATACACGCTGCGCCTGCTGGACGGGTCTGGCGTCGTGGTAGTGAACGGCGAGACGTATATCGGCCTGGACCCGACGTTCGGCACGATTTCGGACATTTCCGAACTGGCGGAAGAGATCGGCGACAGCGCGCCTGAGATCACCATCACTCTCAATCCGCCTGACGTGAGCGCCGCGGCGGCGCTTTCCAATCCAGCCATGCAGGGCTGCGTCATCCACCTGATGGCTGGAGCCGTCGATCCAATCTCGGGGATCGCCATCGGCACGCCCGAGACGCTGTTTCTGGGCGAGATCGACGTGCCCACGATCAGCATCGACCAGAGTGGGCTTCGGACGCTGGAGTTGAGCGCTGTGAGCGTGTTCGAGCGGCTGTTCGAGGTCGAGGAAGGCCAGCGCGCCTCCAATGGCTGGCATCAGTCGATCTGGCCCGGCGAGCTGGGGCTGGAGTTCATGACCGGCACCGACGTAAACCTCTACTGGGGCGTCAAGCCGCCGAAGGGTAGCACTGCAAAGAGCGGCGCCCTGGCTGCTGTGTTCGACCGATCAAGGGCTGCTTCCTGATGACACCGCTGGAGCGCCGCCACGCCGCGATCGAGGCGACCATGGCCAAGTACCGTGACAAGCCGTTCGCCTGGGGGAAGGTGGACTGCGCACGGGTCGCCGCGTTCCACCTCAAGCAGCTCGGCTACAAGATCGCGATCAGCAAGGCCGGGTCCTACTCGTCCATGCTGGGCGCCACGCGCGCACTTCAGCGCCTCGGGTACGCCTCGCTTGCGGACATGGCGGATGGCCTGGGCCTGGCCCAGATCGCGCCGTCGCGAATGCTGCTGGGCGATATTGCCGAGATCGAGGGGGAAGGCCCCGGTGCCATCGGCCTCTACGCCGGCAACGGCAACCTGTTCTGCTTCCATGAAGATCACCCTGGGCTGGTGACGTTCATGCCCACCAGCATCGTCCGCGCCTGGAGCGTCCTGTAATGGCCAAGGCTTTCCGCACCGTGGGCATGGTCGTCGCCGCCGTCGCGCTGGTCGCAACCACGGCGGGACTCGCCGCACCGGCAGTTGCCGCGGTTGGCACGACCGCCGCCAGTGCGGGCGGTATAGCGGGTGTTTCCGCCGCCACCCTCGGCACCATCGGTGCCTATGGCGGGCTTGCGGCGGGCGTTCTCTCCGCCGTAGCTGGCGCGACCGCCCCCGGCATGTCCACGCAAGGCAGCGCGACCACTTTCCAGACCAACCCGCAAAGCGGCCTGCCGTATGCCATGGGCCGGACCCGCATGTCGGGCCTGCGCATGTTCGCAGACACCAACACCCGGCCGGGCTACACCAAGTTCAACGATCTACTGTGGTTCGGCGCGCTGCTCAGCATCGGCGGGCAGATCGAAGGCATCGAGAAATTCACCGCCGACAACGAAGTGGTGACCTTCGATGGTAGCGGCGAGGCCATTGGCAACTTCCGAAACTACATGGGTCAAAAAATCCATCTAGGCGGCTCACAAGCTAGCGCTATTGCCCTTAACCTGGAGGGAGGAACCGCCCCGGGCTGGACCGCTCCGCACCGCCTTTCCGGCATCACTCATGCCATGTGGTGCCTGCGCTACAACAAACAGGGCGAGATGTATGGCGCCGGCGCACCGGAACCTGCGTGGATCGGCAAGTGGGTCAAAGTCTACGACCCGCGCCTCGACAGCACCTATCCCGGCGGCTCCGGCCCCTGCCGCGCGCTGGACGAAACCACCTACGTCTGGTCGGACAATCCCGGCCTGCACGCACTCACCTGGGCGCTGGGCCGCTGGCAGAACGGCAAGCGCACCTGCGGTATCGGCGCGCCGGTGGCGAACATTCGCGTGGCCGAGTTCGTCGAGTGCGCCAACGTGTGCGAGGCCAACGTCTGGAAGGTCGGCGGCGTCGAATGGACCACGGACAGCAAGTGGGACACGCTGAAGCGCATCCTGCAGGCCGGCGGCGCGCGCCCGACGCAGACCGGAGCGATGATCGGCTGCCTCGTCTCGGCGCCGCGCACCGCCATCGCCACCATCGAGAGCCGGCATCTGCTGGACAGCCTCTCGATCGCCGCGACGAAAAGCCGCCGCGACCGGTTCAACACCGTCATCCCGCGCTATGTCGACGAGGATAGCGACTGGGCGGTGATCAGCGGCACGGCGGTGACCGAGCCCGCCTATGTCACTGCCGACAAGGGCCAGCGCAACAAGGAAATCGACTTCCCGCTGGTGCAGGTATTCTCCGGCGCCAACGCCGCGCAGCCGGGCCAGCTCGCCGCCTATGCGATCGTCGACAGCCGGGAGGCCGGGCCTTTCACGTGGACGACCGGGCCGGAATGGATCGGCCTCAAGACCGGCGACGTGATCTACCTCAACGTCCCCGAAGAAGGCCTGATCAATCAGCCTGTGCTCATCAACCGGCGCGCGATCGACCCCGCCACCGGCAAGGTGTCGTTCTCGGCCGAGACGGAAACCTACTCGAAGCACGCCTATGCTCTCGGGCAGTCCACCACGCCGCCGGCGCCATTCCAGCTGTCCGCGCCCGACCTGAAACCCGCCGCGCCGGTCGAAACGAGCTGGTCGGTCTCCGGGGCGACTTCGGGTGAAGGCTTCCCCGCGCTGCTGGTGGTTGGCGAGAGCGAATTGCCATCAGCCGATGCGGTGGTGATCGACTATCGCCTGTCCGGCACCGAGGAGTGGACCAGTTCTGCTATCCTGTCTGCGGTCGACCCCGTCAGTCATGTGATCGCGCCGCTCGAAAGCACGACCGCTTATGACGTGCGGATCGGCTACCGTGTCGAGAGCATCCTGGGCAGCTTCACGATCTTCGCCAACGTGGTCACCGGCCAAGGCAAGATCACGATTATTGAAGATCAGTTGGGCGGCATAGATCAGGATCTCGCCCAGCTCGACCTCGACATTGCCGCCGCTGAGACGGCCATCGCCGCCGCGCAGAGCACCATCACGCAAATTCAGGCCGATGCCGACTCCGTCCGGGCCGGGTTCGAGCAGGACATCGCGGCGCTGGGCGCGGAGGCGGATCAGATCAGGACCGATGCGGCGGCAGCCACCGCCGTGGTGCAGGCGGAGGTCACCGCGCTCCAGGGCACGGCCGCGCAGATACAGCAGGACGCGGCGGCGACGAAGGCTGCACTGGAAGGCGACATCGCCGGCCTGGAGCAGACAGCCGCGCAGATTCAGCAGGACGCGACCGCGCTGCAGGCTACCGTAACCCAGGCCCAGTCCGACCTTGCAGCGCAGGGCGCCTCCATCCAGCAGGCGCAGGCCGACATCATCGCGACCGGCGGCCGGATCACGACTGTCGAGCAGGCGCTGGGCGACCAAGACGCCTCGATCACCAGCCTGTCGCAGACGGTCAGCAACCACACTGGCCGCCTTGCAACGGTGGAGAGCACGGTATCGACGCAGGGCGCGTCGATTTCCCAGAACGCTACGGCGATCTCGACGGCGCAGGGCGACATCGCCTCAATCTCTCAGGTTGTGGTTTCGCAGGGTTCGTCGATTTCATCACTGGCACAAGCTGTGTCCACCGCGTCCGGTGACATTGCCTCGCTGTCGAATACGGTCGGCACGCAAGGCGCGTCAATCACTTCGCTGCAAACGGCGTCGTCCACCCAGGCTGGCGATATCGCTGCCCTTACCCTGAAGGTGACTGCCGGCAACCCGAACATCTTGCCCTACGGCGGGTTCGAAGGCGGTGCTGCCGGATGGTCTGCAAACGCCGCCTTCTACCCCGGCCCAACGTCGGACGGATGGGGACCGTACCTTGTGTCCAACTCGGTCATAGCTGACGGGGCCGAGATCGTCCTTTATCGAGAAGTACCTGCGTTGGCCGGCGCCGCATACACGCTGACCGGCGATCTGGGGCAGATCATCACCGCCGGTGCCGGGTCACACTATTTTGTGATCGAGCCTCTGAATGCCGCGGGCGATCAGGCTGGCCCGCCTGCGAACGGCCCTGCTCGCCAGAGCAGTGTCAGCTTCGATTTCACGGGCGCAAGCCGCGAGCAGCTGAAGGTCAGCCTGATCGCTCCCGCCGGGACTACGAAGCTGCGCGTCTACGCGGTGTGGTTCAAGCAAAGTGGCACTGCAAACAACTGTCACGTTCGGCAGATGAAGTTGGAACGGGGCACCATTCCGACGCCGTTCACCCAGGAAGCGACGGTTGTGCAGTCGTTCCAGGCATTAACGATGCTCGACACGCAGGTAGCCCAGTTGGGCACCACCGTCGGCACTCAGGGCGCGTCGATCAGCCAGAACGCGACAGCGATCACAGGTGTGACCGGACGAACGGCGACGCTGGAAAGCACCGTGAGCGCGCAGGGTTCGTCGATTTCGTCGCTGGCACAGGCAGTGTCGACAGCGACAGGCGATATCGTCACGCTGAAGACGGACCTTTCGACGGCAAACGCCAATATCAGCTTGAACGCCAGCGCCGTCAGCACGGCGAACGAAGGCCTCGCGAGCCTGGGCGCACGCGTCGGCACTACGGAAAGTTCGATCACCCAGAATGCGCAGGCGATCAGCACCGCGCAGGGCAACCTTGCCAGTCTGTCGGGCACGGTTTCGTCGCAGGGCTCGTCCATAACGTCGTTGCAATCAGCATCTTCTACTGCCGCCGGGGACATCGCGCAGCTGCGCACCGATCTGGCGACCGCCAACGCCAGCATCAGCCAGAACGCCACGGCGGTAACGGCCGCGAGCCAGAACATCGCCACGCTGACCAGCAAAGTCACGGCAGGTAACCCGAATCTGACGCCGGGGTTCGAGAACGGAACGGCAGGCTGGTCATCCAACACCACCTTCTACCCCGGCCCGGTGACGGATGGCTGGGGGCCTTACGTCGTCACGAGCTCGGCCGTCACGAACGGCACATCGGTCATCTTGTATCGGGAGGTCCCGGCGCTGGCCGGTATCGCTTATACACTCACTGGCGACCTGGGGCAGATCATCACTGGCGGCACCGGAGTGCACTACTTCGTGATCGAGCCGCTTGACGGCGCCGGGAACCCAATCGGTCCCGCCGCGAATGGACCGTCTCGTGGAAGTGGTGTCAGCTTCGATGCCACCGGCGCAAGCCGCGAGCAGCTGAAGGTCAGCCTGATCGCTCCCGCCAGCACTGCGAAGCTGCGCATCTATGCGATTTGGCTCAAGCAAAGCGGCACCACTCAAAACTTCCATGCCCGCCAGATCAAGCTGGAGCGTGGAACGGTGGCCACACCCTACTCTCAGGAAGCGACGGTTGTGCAGTCGTTCCAGGCGCTGTCTACCCTGGACACTCAGTACGCCTCGCTGTCGAACATGGTCAGCACGCAAGGCGCCACTGTCGCCCAGAACGCGACGGCCATTACCGGCTTGCAGGGCAACCTAGCTTCGCTGTCGAGCACGGTGTCGGCGCAGGGATCTTCGATCACGTCGTTGCAGTCGGCATCGTCCAGCCACGCGGGCCAGATCGCGCAGTTCAGCATTGATCTTGCTACCGCCAATGCGAGTGTCGGGCAGAACGCCACGGCGATCACCAGCGCGAACCAGAATATCGCGGGCCTTTCGAGCACGGTTTCTGCACAAGGGTCTTCGATCACGCAGGCCCAGCAAGCCATCTCGACCCTGCAAAGTCAGGCCGCCACGCTCACCACTCGGGTTACCGCAAGCAACCCGAACCTTGCCGAGAACGGTGGGTTCGAGAACGGCATCGCAGGCTGGACCTCCAACGGTACATTTGGACCGGGCCCTCTTGCGGACGGGTGGGGTGCCTATGTCTCCAGCAACACCGCGTTGGCGGATGGCGGGAACAGGATCCTGTACCGGGAAATGCCGGCGAGCGGTGGGGCCATTTACACTCTGTCTGCTGACATGGGGCAGATCATCACCGGTGGCACCGGAGTGCACTACCTGCAAATTGAGTACTTAAATGCCGCAGGCAATCAGGTGGGGTTCAGCAACGGCACCCCGCGGCCCAGCGGCGTGAGCTTCGACGCGACGGGCGCTGGCCGGGAGCAACTGAAGGTCAGCTTGCTCGCGCCTGCGAGCACCGCGACGGCGCGTATCTATGCTGTTTGGTTCAAGCAGAGCGGTACGGTCAGCAACTTTCACATCCGGCAGGTCAAGTTCGAGCGCGGCGGCGTGGCAACCCCGTTTTCGGCCGAAGCGAGCGTGGTCCAGCAGTTCCAGGCGCTCTCCGCGCTCAACACGCAGTACGCCTCGCTTTCGAACACGGTCGGCACTCAGGGCGTGACGATCACGACGCAGCAGACCGCGATCACCACCGTGCAGAACAACGTCTCGACCCTGATGGGCCAGTGGGGCGTGGAGTTGGACGTCAACGGCTACGTGAGCGGTGTGAAGCTGAACAACAATGGAAGCCGGGCGGACATGACCCTGCGGATGGACAAGGTGCGCATGGTCACACCATCCGGCTTGGGCGGATACTGGCAGGTCACCTTTGACGGTGCGGGGCGACCGACACAGACCATCGGTGACGACGCTGCCGGCGTCACGATTGAGCTAGGGTATCTCGCGTAATGGCCGGCGAGTGGGGAATGCGCGTAAAGCGCAACGGCGTGACGGAGATCGACCCGTTCACCAACATGGGCCGGATCATCGGCAGGGTGAGTACCAACGGGGCAAACGGCTCCGTCACCGACGACGGCCTTTTATCCGGCGCGGTCGAGTGGCAGATCACCATCATCAACGTACCGCCCAGCTCCGGCTTCGCGGCGCCCAGCGTTAGCGTCTCCGGCAACGTGCTGACGTGGACCTATCAAACGGCAGGGACATGGATTCCCTGCATCATCACCTACTGGGTGCGCTGATGGCGAGGTTTGGCGCGAGGCTAAAGAACAGAGCGACGGGCTCGGTCCAGATCGACGATCTGTATGCGAACATGGCCATGCGGTCGAAAGCCACCCAGACAACGACTGGAACCACAGAGTGGACTTATTACGGCGCGAATATGCCGGTGATAGCCATCGCGTGCGCCAGTCCGACGTTCGTGAACTATGTAAGAAGGGACGACGCCGCAAACGCATGGATATTCAATCTTCGCACGAATACCGCAGGCGGATCGGCCAGCATCACCTGCTACGAATTTGGCGACCCGCCGGCCCTGGGCCCAGGCTGGGGCACGCGGATCAAGCGTGGCGGTGTCGTCAAATACGATAGCCGGCATCGTTATGCCCGGATCGTGACGACGTTGAGGGGTGATCTTGATGCTACAGCCTCCACCGGCCCCGGCGTCAGTCTGCCGGCAGGCAAGGCTTACGCTGTCGTGATGGGGAACATGACCGGGCGGCAGACCCGCACGATCATCCAGCAAGGCGGTACTCAACAGGGCTACACCGATGGTATGGCCTCCTGGGCTTTCGGGGTCAGCATTTCCGGCGGTGCCGTCTCCTCACAGAGCATCCAGACCTACTATAACAGCACGTTCATTCCCGTGCCTCCGGGACCTCCGCCTCCTGCTGCATACGACAGAAGGATGACCCAGTATTCCTGGGCGATCCTCGACGTGACCAACTACTGACGGCGGTAATCCCCGTCTCTTTTCCCTGACACCCTGCTCTCAAAGGAGCCTCTATGTTGCATCTGAAAACAGCCGCTGGTGAGCGGTTGGAGATCCCTGCTGCCTGCATCATCGCCGTGATGAAACCGTGCGATGGCGCGAACCCGTGCTCGATCATCTTCGACGCTGGCGCGGGCCCGCTAGTCGACCAGCTCTCCGACCAGTACGGCTTCGTCAAGAAAGCCGCGGTCGACGGCATGGCGATGGTGAACGCGATCGAGCTTCGCATCGTCGAGCCGGTGCCGCCGGCCGATGGTGAAGCCGCCCCGGTCATGGCCGAGGGCAAGCTGTTCTGCGCGCGTTCGCGCATCACCGGCCGTCGCGAAGTGATCGACGATCCTGCTGGCATCCGGGCCAAGCTGTTCGTCGATCTGTTCGGCAAGCCGATGACGATCAACGTCGCCGATACCCTCGACGAAATGGACGGCGTTGATCCCGCGCCCGTCGCTATTCCCTCTACCACCGAAGGAGCCTGACCATGACCGAACGTACTATCTCCGATATCGACGCCCAGATCGCCGACCTGAAGCGTGAGCGCGACATCGCCTCGCTCGACGGTTCCAAGTCGGTAAAGTCCGTCCTCGCCACCGGCAAGGTCGCCACGCTGGCGGCCGACCTGGAAGCGCTGCTGCCCAGCCTTTTCACGCAAAGCGTAGCCTATCAGCAGGCCATGAACGTGATCAGCGTGGTGACCGGTACGCGCAACCTGGTTGATGGCGAAATCTCGCGCATCGAGGCGCTGGTCGCGGCGCAAGAAACCGCGAGCTCCTAATGACTTTCGCCACCCCCGACCATTGGGCCGACTGATGGACGCAACCGACATCGTTCCTGCTGCCGAAGCCGTGTTGCAGGCCACGAATGGGACTCCATAATGAACCCCACCAAAGTCGGCACGTCCGGCATCGCCTTGATGCATAAGTGGGAAGGCTGCGAGCTGGCCGCCTACCCCGACCCCGGCAGCAAGGATGGCAAGCCGTGGACCATTGGCTACGGCGCCACCGGCCCCGGCATCGCGAAGGGAGTGGTCTGGACGCAGGCACAGGCCGATGCACGTTTCGAGCAGGACCTGGTGAAGTACGCGGCGATGGTGTCGAAGTTCATCGGTGACACCCCCACCAGCCAGGCGCAGTTCGACGCGCTGGTATCGTTCCACTACAACACCGGCGCCATCGCCTCGTCCACGCTGGGCAAGCTCCACAAGGCGGGCCGGTTCGATGATGCGGCGGGCCAGTTCGGCAAGTGGATCTACAACGATGGCAAGGCGATGAACGGGCTCAAGTCGCGGCGGGCCGACGAGGCTGCTCTGTACCAGAGCGCCGCGCCGATCGTCGTCAAGCAGCCGGTGCCAGTCGCGGCGGCCGACGTGCGCGTGGTGAACGCCGGCTCGGGCCTCAATGTCCGCGCCAAGCCCTCGGCCTCTGCAACGAAGCTGGGCGGCCTGTCGCGCGGCACCGCGATCACAGTGCTGGAAGATACCGGCGATTGGGTGCGCTTCGTCTACCAAGGCCGCGATGCCTGGGTGAACGATCAGTTCCTGACGATTGCATGACGTAAGCGAGGCACATGGAACACTTCTCCCTCTCCGACTGGCTCAGCGCGGCGGGCTATACCCTGCTGGCGGCAGTCGGCGGCCTGCTCGGCTATGCCATGCGCGAGCACGACAAGGGCAACGAGATGAACTGGCTGCGGGCGACGACCGAGGCGGTGTCGTCCGGCTTCGTCGGTTTCCTCGTCATGCTCCTGTGCCTCGCGATGAATCTCGATCCGCTTTGGACCGGGCCCATCGTCGGCTTGTTCGGATGGCTCGGGGCAAACGTCACCATCCGTATGATTGAGCGCATCGTCTACGAAAAGCTGGGGGTCAAACTGCGCGCCAATACCGACAAAAGGGTCGCGGCCGCAAAAGCTCAAGAGGAGGACCGGCCATGAGGTGGCTGCTCAGTCTGATCGCACCGTTCAAGTCCGAACTGTTCGCCATGGTGGGTGTGCTGGCCGTCTGCGGAATCGGCGCCACCATTGCCGGTTATCTGCACATCCAGCGCCAGAACGATCAGATCGCCGCGAAGGAGGTCCAGATCGACGGGCTGGTGTCCGCGAACAAAGGCTGGGCCGCACACGCCGCCGAGCAGAACCGCCTTCGCGACCTGGAGCAGCGCAACGTCTTGCTGCTGGAGGACAAGCTCGCCCTGATCGAGGCACAGAACACTGCTGCCGCCGCGCAGCTCAAAGACCTGGAGACAAGCAATGCGGAAGTTCGCGAACTCATGGCTCGCCGCCTGCCTGCTGACCTTAGGCGCCTGCTCGAACAGCAGAGGTGAGATCGCCTCTGCGCCGCTGCCTGCCTATCAGGGCATCCCGGCCGGGCTGATGGCGCGCTGCACGGTGCAGGACGTGCCGCAGGAGACGATCGCGTCGGTGATCGAAAGCCGCGGTATTTACATCGCGGCGTTCAAGGTCTGCGCGGCGCGGGTCGATGCGATTAGGGCGCATGATACAGAGGCGCGCGGCCAATAAACGCTTTGATGGACGTCTTGGATTGTCGGCATGGAAGGCGATTATCGGCTGCCCACGCGTTTCCATTAGCGCCGTATCTGCGCCGAAATCGCCATCTCCATCTGGTCGGCAATCCTGATTTTTACTACGTATAACCCGGTATGAAAATTTGTTAACATGCGTGGCAAGTGAGTACCTTCAATGAGGTTGAACGTGATGGTCATCGAAGAAATTCTCGAAGTTGTCGCCAATCTGGAGAAGGTCCTCGCTCAGCTCGACGCCCTCAAGTTAGAGCTAGCCGCCGCCCACGTGCAGGCTGGACTGGATGCAGTCCGGGGAATGCTCGACATGCCACAGTAACGATTCGCCAGCTTAGATCACAGAGTCAATCACGATCCGGCATAAATTATCACCATTTTGAAGCTATGTTTTTAATAGTTTCAAAACGTTAATGCTGCACATGCTAACTCAGTGAATACACTCAAATCATCAAATTATTAATGATGATTCGGAGTTGGATGGCGATGCAGAGTGTTAAGACGTTTTCGGGCAAAAAACCGTCCCCCGCTTTGCAGCAAGAAATTCTGGAGCAACTTTCAATTCAAGCAGCCCAGCTCACTCAGGCGCTTGAAATCCTTTCCCAACGCCAAGACGCAGAACCAGCTAGAACGACTAACAAAAACGTCAAATTTACTCCCACAACTTCCGAATTGAGGGACATTGCTGCTGGAATATATGAATGTCGGCGAAAACGCGATCGCCACGTGAGTATAGATCTGATGGGCGAGCCGGCATGGGACATGTTGCTGGACCTTTATGTTCGCCAAATTGACGGGAAGAAGACCAGCGTCACAAGCGCATGTATCGGTGCCTGCGTTCCCTCGTAACCGTCCGATTGTTACCGCAGTGGTTGGGCCTTGAAGCGAGTGGCGAGTTCTGGATCGTCAACGAAGTCGTCGTCGAGGAAGCCGTGCCAGGTCTGGGTGGTGCGGCGTGCTTCTCGAAGCATATCTGACAATTCGTCGACGCCGTCGTCGGTGAGCGCCGTAATGGTCTCATCCGGGCCAGTGTAAACGGTGATGATGCTGCCGTATGTCAGATTGTCGTCGTTCCAGACGATAGCTTGCAATAGCTCCACGTCCTCGCCGAGCATTTCGGCAGCATAGGCCAGTGTGTGCACATGGGTGATCGTGGCCATCAGGCTACCTCTGCCAACGGCACCAAGGGCACCCAGTTCCAAGGCAGCAATTCCTCGATCCGGTTGATCTTATGATCATGGATACGGCCGAGCACGTCGGCGAGATAAGCCTGCGGATCGAGTCCGCTCATCTTGGCACTTTCAATAAGCGTCATGGCCCGCGCCAGGGTTTCAGCGCCTGCTTCGGAGCCGGCGAAGAGCCAGTTGCGTCTTCCTAGACCAATAGGTCTCACGGCTCGCTCAGCGGCATTGTTATCGATGGCGACGCGCCCATCCTCGGTGAACAATGAGAAGGCTTGCCAGCGACCCAAGCCGTAACGAATAGCGCTGGCCAAGTCGCCCTTGACGGGGATGCGGGTGAGTTGCTGCTCGGCCCAGGCGCGCAACGCCTCGAGTTTGGGTTTGCTATGCTCCTGGCGGACGGCACGCCGAACATCGGCAGGCTTCCCGGCGATTTCGCGTTCAATGTCATACAACTGGCCGATGCGATCGAGGGCTTCTCGCGCTATCGGGGATTTGTTCGCTTTCCAGATGTCGTGGAAGTCACGCCGCCAATGGGCGAAGCAGGCAGCTTCCCGGAAGCGCGGTTCGCCGTCCGCGCCGGGCTCATAGAGCTTCGCATATCCCTTGTAGGCGTCGGCCTGGAGAATGCCGCTCGCATTGCAAAGGTGGTTTTGCACGTGCTCCGCCTTCCAGTTGGGGGCAAAGCGATAGACCACACCCGGCGGTGCCGGCCCGTTCCACGGGCGCTGATCGCAGACATAACCCCAGATCCTGCCTTGCTTTACGCCCTTGCCGAGCCCCTTGGCTCGCCTTGTGTGGTCCAGCACCTGGATCGGTGTATCATCGGCGTGGATGACGGTGCTGGCCAGAACCGAAGCCTCAATACGCTCGATCAGGGGCTGGAGGCTTCGCATCGCCTTGCCGCACCAGTCAGCCAGCGTGCTGCGGGGAATGTCAGCGCCCATGCGGGCAAGGATTTCGTTCTGCCGGTACAGCGGCAAGTGATCGTCGAATTTTGAGACGAGCACGTAGGCCAGCAGGCTGCTTCCGGCCATGCTGCCGGGGATCGGGCGGCTCGGAGCCGGCACCTGCACCATTTTCTCACAGCTGCGGCAGGACTTTTTCGGCCGCGCTACCTCGATCACCTTCAGCCTGGCTGTGATCATCTCGAGGATTTCGCTCACGTCCTCGCCGACGAGGCGTAACTCGCCCCCGCAATCGGGACAAGCGCTGCCCGGGTCGAGTTCTTTTCGCTCGCGCGGCGTGTCGGACGCAACGCGCGGACGCCGGGCCATGGCCCGTGCGCTGTCTACATGCGCAGTGGCTTCATCCTCTTCGACATCACTCGGCAAAGCGACGGTTTGTGCCGCAGCGACCAGAATGTCCTCTAGCGCCAGTTCCAGCTGCTCGATCTCGCGTTCGATCTTTTCCGAGGATTTGCCGAAGGCTTGTTTCTTCAGTTTTGCAATGCGCAGACGCAGTGCCTGAACCACCAGATCATGTGCACGGACCGTTGCCGCCAGCTTCGCGTTTTCCGCCTGCAAGTCGGCGATTATCGCCTTCAGCAAAGCCGGGTCTTCGGGAAGATTTTGCGCCGCGCTCAGCATGATCCTGCTTACCAGCCAGGGGCAGGAATATCCATGAAAACAAGTAGATTCAGGAACAAAAATCAGCCCACATGGGCAGGCGGCGCGCCCCAATTTGGGCGTCTCCAGTCGATGCCTTCCCACAGCATTGCGAGCTGGGCTGAGGTCAGCCGCGCAGTCCCGTCCGCAGCAGAGGGCCAAGGAAAACGGCCACGCTGCAAAACCTTGTAGTACAGGCAAAATCCCTGCCCATCCCAGTACAGCAGCTTCACCCTGTCCCCGCGACGTCCTCGAAAAGCGAACACCGCGCCGCTTGTCGGTTTCTGTCGCAGCACCGTCTGGGCCAGCTGACCAAGGCCAGAGATGCCTTTGCGCATATCAGTGACGCCGCAGGCCAGATAAACCCGCACGCCAGTTCCCGGCCCGATCACGCCGCCTCCACGCAGCGGATAAGCCGGGTCAGAGCGATGGCCTCGATGTCGCTTCCAAAGCGCAAAGTCCGCCCTTGCGTCAGACGCAGCTCAACCATGCACGTCCCGCCTGGGCTAGCGCTGTGGGCAACGCCAGGGCTCCGAACGGCAGGAATCTCCACAGGCAGAAAGGCTGGCTCCGGTGAGGCCAGCAAGAACCCGCGCTTCTTCAAATCATGGCGCCACGTGTAAATCTGCTGTCGGGTTACATCGTGGCGCCGGGCTACCTCTGCCAGCGTCGCGCCATTCACGCCGACAGATCCGATGATCTCAAGCCTCTGCTGGTCCGTCCACCGGCGCCGTCGTTCCTGACCCAGTATCTCCGCCCTCATCGCAATCCCCGATCAAGAGACGTCGTTAGCGACGTCGCTATGACCGTCTCCTAAGAGATTATCGCGCCATCCGGCAGGCGGTACCAATCGGACGGTTACGTTCCCTCAACGACGGCCTTGCGATGGATCGCAGTACTCGAAGGCCGTGGCCTATTGCTGCGCAACGAAGATCCAAAGGACGCAAGACGCGCAAATCTTGAACTGACGAAGGCTGGTTATGAAGCGGTTTCCAAATGTATGACAGAATACGCCGACATGACTCGAATGCCATCACGCGCCACCTAGACGCAAGTTCCAGCGCAACGGCGTCGGCCCTCGCATAATCCAAGGTCAATCACCAAGGCGCGTGCAGCCGCTGAAGGTAGCTATGCGGAACCGATCCGCCACAGCTAAAAACTCGACCAGTCAAGTTCCGCATCATCGAGCGCCTCATGCATGTCGGGATCGGCGCCCTGCTCGCTTAGGCGCTTGCGCACCGCCTCAGGGTCGCCATTCTGGGGGAACGACCGGTCTGCGCGGGCTGCGGTTGCCAAGCGACCAATGAAGCCTTCCCGGTCGACCTGCATCAGGAGCCAGCGGCCGAATGGTCCGCGCTCTTCCAAGTCTTTCGTCCTCCCAGTTTCGCGCAGCCTCACATCCTTCGGGGCAGGCGTGAAGGCGCGGTGATCCATCGGCTTTGTAATATCCTGCCAGGCACCGCCACCCCCTGCTATGCGGCCGACCTCGCGGCGAAGATCATCGACTACGTTCTTGTCCATCGTTCTCTCCATCATCGCACCCGTCTCACCGCTTCCTTCCATGTCCGTTCGTCGGGCCAAGCGAGTTCGAAATCGCCCTTCGCCCAAGCTACGAACTCAAGCCTCACTGGCCGCACCTTCTTGCGCAGCTTCGACCGGCACACCCGGCACCAGAACCGCTGCTTTGCCGGACCAAGGCGATCATCCCAGCGGCGGCGCTTGAAATGCCACCACAGCGTTTTCGTCTCGAACCGCGCGCTATGCTGGCAATCGCAAATCGCCATCACCGAGTATTGCAGGGTCGCCGCCTCGAAGATGTCGGTCGGCAGCATGAAGCCTCCTTCCGACCATTTCATCAGGGGCTCCGAATCACCATCACACCCGAGAACATAAACGGAACAGATCGGCGTGGCGAGTCCGTTTGACAGCGCGCTTGGTGGTCGCACATGATGCGGCATGTGCAACCTCTACCGCATGAACCGGGCCGGGGCCGAGATCGCGAACCTGTTTCGCCGCACCGCCACCCCCGGCGCAAACTTCGCCGCTGAGGTCTATCCCGGCTATCCCGGTCTCGTCGCAGCCGGGGATAGCGTCCGGGCTATGTCCTGGGGCTTCCCTCTGATTCTGAAGAGCAAGAAGACCGGCGCGCCCCTCAAACCTAAGCCCATCAACAATGCCCGCGAGGACAAGCTACACACAGCGTTCTGGCGCGACAGCTTCGTCAACCGGCGCTGCCTGATCCCGGTGACGGCCTGGGCCGAGGCGGAGGGCGACCAGGGCACCATGACGCGCACATGGTATTCACTGCCGGATCAGGATGTGTTCGCGGTCGCGGGTGTCTGGCGACCGACTGCGGAATGGGGCGAAGCCTATTCGATGGTCATGGTCGACGGCTGCGAGCAGATGTCCGATGTCCACGACCGCATGCCGACTATCCTGGCGCCCAAGGACTGGTCGCGCTGGACGGACGGGACAGCCGAGGATGCATTCGCTCTTTGTCAGGTATGGCAAGGCTCGCTTGCGGTAGACCGCACGCCAGAGCCTTGGTTCAAGCCGCGCAGCCCCCAGGTAAGGTGATGCCGCTTAGCCGTTGACCGCGATGGGTCTATGACAATCTTCGTCGATCAGCATACCGTTGAGAATGCGGTTGAAGAGGCTAGCCAACTCTTCTTCGTCTCGCGGCCAGCCTGATAATGGCGCGCTGGCCAGCGCATCAGCGATCTGGGCTTCTGAGATCATTGGTAGGAACGTCCCGGCTTCCATTTTGCACCTTCTTACTTTTATCAGCGTACAAATGGGCATGATGGCGGCGCCGATCCAATTAAAACCCTGCAATCACCGCTACTTCTGCCAGCGGCGCGCCAACCCTCGTCTGACGAGATACTCCCCAGCATCCCTGCCGTTCACCGAAAGCGTTGCGAGGGTCCGGCCATACCGATCAACGCCCAAGCGCTGGATCATGGGCGACCCACTGCCGAGGAACGACCGTAGCTGGTCCCTGCTCTCAGTGCCGGTGGCGAAGTCGCACCATGAGGGGTTCGCGGATGCAGAAAGCCGCGCACGGCTCTTTGCGCTGCACCGAGGCGAGCCGGAAAGCTCAGGAGCATCGATGTTGGCAAGGCGCACCCGCTCGCCGTCGCAAAGACGCACGGTATCCCCGTCATGGATGGAGGCGATGCAGGCTATAGCTAGGGCAAGAGACATGAGCGAGCCGATGCCAGCAATTGCCGCGCCGGGCTATATCCAAATACGGAATGCCAAAAGGTAGAATGCAACCATCCCGAGCCCCACGTCCAAAAGCGTCAATCGCTTCACAGGAACGTGTCGGCCCAGCAGTCCGAGCAGCGCACCTGAGTGGTGCATTCTGGATGTTCGTTGGGGCAAGGTTCTCTACGGAGTGCCGCTGCCAGGAAGTTGAGAAGCCACGCAAATATCATCGCCCATTCATGGTAGGCGCAAGCGGTAGTCTGCAAATTAACTAGATGAAATTACGCACCGCGTTGGCACCTACAGGGCTAGGCGCCTTTATCCACGCGCATTTGCAACCTGCGCGTACCCCGGCATTCACGCGCTTAGCAAGATCAAGTCAAAACGCCTTGATATCTGCCAAGCGCGCGTGGGAGTTACTTCGGGTTATGGCAATGGTACACGCCAGTCGAATGATTGGTGTGGCAGCCGTTTGCGTCCGTTCCACCACTATGCTGCGCCGTCTGTGTTTGCTGGACCTGCTGTCCCTTGGGAGCCACTGGCTTTGCTTTCACCGTTTCGACGGTTTCATGCGCGATAGCCGGGACCGCTCCGAAAAGAACAGCCGAAATCATTAATGCAGCAAGCTTCATTGTTCGCCCTCCTGTTGATCCGCTAAACTTGAGGGCACGGCGTTAATTTTGCCCTAATTAAGAGCAACGCGACCGAAGGTTAGAAAAAAACGGGGCGCGGCAAACTGCCAGCACCCCAACAAACTCAGATCAGCACTTTGTGAACTGGCCCTTCTTCGGACCTGATGCGATGTGGCACTTTCCCTTGGCATCCTTCACCACGCCGGGTTTCATGGCAGTCGCCCCTGCCTTCGAATCCGAGCACTTTACGAACTTGCCTTTGGCGTCTTTGCACGGCGCTGCCATCGAAGGCGCCGCGGCGAGCATTCCAACGAGGGCAGCGGCAGTCATCAGCTTGCGAATCATGGAAGGCATCCTCTTTTCACTGAGAAATTCTGTATAGCCGGGCACGAAACGAAAGTCCTGTGTGCTGACTAGTCCTCTGTGTCCTCGCCCAGGACGATATCGAGATGTCGGTTGAAGGCCTCCAGCAGCGCAGCTGTGTTCGTGATCGGCAGGCCGACATAGGCGTCTCGCAGGGCATCGACGGTATCGATTTCTCTTACTGGTCTACCCAGCATCCGGCCTATCACGATCGCGAGGGTGGCGCTGTCGGCAATGGGCAGCGCCGCGCCGACATCAGTCAATGCCAGCACGGCGTCCTCCTCGGTGGTGGACCGCAAATTGTCGAGGTTCGTCATGTGGTGAGGCTATGCCTCATCAGGTCTCCCGGCAAGGCGCCTCTCGATATGCCAGCGAGGTTTATGGAACTCGCCATAGCTGCGATACGCTCAAGCGAATAGCGTTCCGAAAGGTGACGCAGTAACCCCCAGCATGATAGATTTCTTGACCACAGCAACCCAGGTTTTTCCACCATCTTCGCTAAAATCTATTGTTAGTGCACCTTCCTGACCAACCGGTAATTCGACCCTAGGACCGAACAAAGCGCTGGTTTCTCCTACTGCATTTACCTCAACACCGCCCTCAAGAATTGCAGTAGCTCCATTCTCAATAGAATATCTGATTGAAAACAAAACTTCCCCAGATACCAACGGCTCGAATGGCAAGTAGAAGTTTACCGCAATATTAGCTGGAAAACTTGAAACCATGATATTGCCGGAATATGCTCCGATTATCAAAAATTTACCTGTTATTTCCTGCCGAACATCTTCGCACAGGACGGCGTCATGTAGGTTAAAGTTTTTCAACACTTAAACCTCCAAGGCAACTATGCCATTGTACTTAATAATCTTCATTTTAAATGAAGATGTATTAGTAAAAACTAAAGGCTTTTTGCTAATAACTGTCGCCACTGCATCTTCTAATGGGTGTGCATGATTACGCCCAGCATCAGGAATAGATCGGGGCAGCAATGAAATTTCCAAATCTGCATTCATTCCCTCAGCCAATAGCCCGAGCGATGCGATACTTAGATTGGATGGGCCGCTCATCCAGCGATGAATTTGAGATCTGGGTTTGTTAATGCGCTCGCCCAAAGCAGCATATGTCAAACCTTCGGCTTCCTCACGGTCAAGAAATTCTCCATAAACCGCAGCCCAGGCGCGATCCCGGGCTCGGAAGCACGCGTCGTCCAAATCCTCGGGTGACAATGGCGGGGCCGCGTTCAACGGCATGACTGCAGTTCTATCTAGCTCGATAGTCACCCGGTATACTCCTTCAAATGGGCGCGCGTACGGACCGGCCAAGGTGCCACAAGATAGGCGGCGCCCCCGGTCAAGCCGTCCCATAACTTTTGCGAAGATTCTCGCTCGTGCAGCCATTCAGATTCGTCTTCAACGAACTCATCTCGCGCACGAAAAGAAGTGGCCACAAACGCTCCCTGCCTGGCAAAAAAACCAAAAAGTCGCGTCTCGGTCATGGGGCCTTGAGACCTAAATTCCCAAAACCCTTGCATGTCAGACCTGGGTTTTTTGCTTCCCAATTCCTTGATGTCGCGATCGAGAAAAACAAACGAGCCTTTAACATAACGTTCAAGGGCCGTTCGCATAGCTGCCCGCCGCACGAGTGTCCGCTTAGGGTGTTCGCCGTCGGAACCCGGCCATGGACTGTCCTGAAATCTTGAATGGACACTAGGAATCATAAGGAGCGACCGGCCACTGGGACTGGTAGTTTGTACATTACTCGGCAGCCATTTCCTCAGTTCTCCAGAATCGCATAAGCCTGCCAACTCGGGCCACGTCAACATATATGTATACCGCCACGGATTATTCAATCCTTAACGCCGCGATCGGGACCGCCTCGATAAGCCGGCGTAGCATCGCTTAATGATCAGAATGGTGCAAAGCGAAAATTCGCAGTTAGCTGCTCAAACCGCCAGCGCGGGATCGCTACTGGCACATCAGGGCGCGCACCATTGCTCGATCGGCTGGTCATATCCGAGCATGAGTGGATGCTTTGGATGCCCGCACTTGGCGGCTTGCCCGATGCATAGTGGGTCGAGGCCAGCAAGGCGGATCAGGGCCATGACATTGAGATAGCGATTGCGTTGTTGCTTCGGCTGCTTCGAGATCGGCCCCCAGGCGCAGACCACCTGATCGCATTCTGCGAGGATCGCGTTCAGATGATCGTCGTTCTCTGGGCCGATCGGGTCAGCCACCCTGCCCAGCTCGCGCACGTCGGTCGCCCGGTAAGCGAACAGGTTGCCGACGACGATCCGGCCCCATTCGTTGCGCTCGCCAAAGCCGCGCAGCTTGCCGATCGTGCGGTCATCCTGCGTTGCATCGGCGGTCGATGGGTTGACCATGATGATCGCAGTCGATCCCAGGCCCACGCCTTCGCGCTCAAGGCGGTAGCGGTATTTCCCGCAGTCGGAGATTATCGCAGCCATCAGCCCTCCCCCTTCTCTTGGGCGGCTAGGGCGGCAGCGTTGCAGCAAACCCGGTGCAGCCCATGCTTGGTGGTCCGGTGGGCGCAATAGAACTCGACCTCGCCAGCAATCACATCTGCCGTCAGATCGGCTACAGTTTCGGCGCCGAGCAATTGCGGATCGTGGGGAAGGAAGGCGCAGGCACCGCACGGTTTCGGCCATGGAGGCAGGTCGAGCGCGGGCTGGATGATGTCGTCAGGGTCGCAATACGCAGCCCTGTGATCGCCAGCAAGCGCCATAAGCTCCATCTTGTCAGTCGGCATTGCGGGGGTGTTCCTTGAGGTAGGCTTTGACAGACAGGGCAAGCGGAGTGAGGCAAACCATCGCCAAGTAGTGTCCGCGCTTGATGATGAGGTCGAAGCCGCCATCCTCGGTCGTGACAAAACCGGCTGACAGGAGATCGCGAAAGGCCTTCCTGTTGGCGACCGTATTCGGCAACATGTGGTAAGGCGCGTGTCGTGCCGCATCTTGGAAGCATGAGGAAACAGCCTCCCGCTGCGCCTTAGTCAGCTTTGCCGCGATCTCACGCACCTCATCCTTGCGGGGGGTGTTGGGTGGGGTCATGGGAAAATCCTCGCTTCTTCGACGCCGAACAGGTTCTTGCGGATCCGCAGGAGGCGGCGTGACTTGCGGCAGGATTCGGCGTGCCCCGGATACTTGCGCTCCATGTGCACTTCAAAGTCGGGATCTCGCGGCCCTTCGAGTTCGGCCAGCCAGTCCGATTCCCAACGCGACAGCGGCGTGCGCCAGTGACCAAGGATGACTACTTCGCGGAACATGCTGCCACGGAAGCCGCCGCACTTACGACAGAAGGCCGCACCGTTGGTGTACGTGCTGTGGTTCGGACGGTGGCGGCCCCACAGGTGGTCGCAAGCCCGGTCGCGCTGATACTTCTCGAAAGCCTTCTGCTCCGCCTCCGCGATAGTCGCACCCTCTCCTCGGATGAATGTGCCGGTCGGGAACGCTTCGAAGAACGGTACGGCAGGGATGATGCCGTGGCCCCACTGCACGGTGCAGTCCTCAGGCCAAGCGCAAGTCGGTGTGTAATCTGGATTGCTATGCAGCATCGAGGACAGTCGGTTCTCCGACGTGCCTGGGATGTGGTGTGCCGCGATCCTCATGACCCAGCGCCCTCCCCGGCAGGACTAATCTGCTTGATCCAATCCAGATTGCCGTTCGAGAACCGGGCCGTGTATTCATGCCAGCCCATGTCCGCATCGGTGCCGTAGAAGTTCATGTCGCCGTGGAACTCGATCTGCTCCCAACGCTCGTTGATGCGGCGCTCGGAACCGATGAAGGAGCGCCAGTCATCAGCTTCGGGGTATGGGCGTTCAGCAAGAGGCACCTCCTCTGTCTCAAATCGCTCGATCCAGAGTGTACCACCCTCGCGGATTTCCAAGACCGACAGATAGCAGTCGAAGTCCTTGCTTTGCAGTTCGCCAGTAAAACCATCGGGCAGCGCGATTTGGCTGCGGACGTAATCAAACATTCCCATGATTAGCGCCCTCCCCGGCAGTGCGGAGGCGGGTGGTGGCGCGGGTGAAGGCGTCATAGGCAGCATCCCCGGCGACTAGCGCGGCGATAGCGTCTCGGCTGTGCACCCGGCCAGCGAGCGCTGCGCTGATCTTGACCAGAGCGTCGGCCATCTTCTGCGCGGCCTCCACCAGCTTCTCCTGATCCGAGGGGGCGGGGTGGCATTCGCATCTGTTGTAGAGGCCGGTCGTGCAGGCATCGCAGGTATAGGGTATTTCCTCCCCCTCGCTCGCGGCGAGTAGGGAGGCGCGAGTGTTGAACTGCGCGATCTGATCCGGCGCATCGACCGGGACGGTCAGCTTGCGCTCGCAGAGCCAGCAGCCTTGCGTGTCGCAGCGACCGACCTTGTTGAATTTACCGCTCGAATAGGTGAGATGATTTCCGCAGAATGGGCAGGCGGCGATGCCGTGCTGGTCCACCGCCTCAACGGCGCTCTGGACGGATTCGTGGCTGTCGATAGAATCGGGATCAGTCAT